CCCCTCAACCCACCGCCCCGAGAACGCGCCCGACATGACCGACTACCGGGCGACAGTCGAGGACATGGGCGAGCACCCCGGCGAGTACGTGACCTCTCGCCTTGAGGCCGAGGAGATCGACAAGAACGCTGGCGAACTGCTCCGCCGGCTGTCCGGCTTCACAGAGGACGGCGAGATGCGGGCCGTCACCGGGCAGAGCGAGGCCGGGATCTCCGCCGCCGGCGTGACGTATCTGGACCTCCAGCAGATCGAAGGCCTCGGCGGCGCGGCCGACAAGTCCACGACGCTGATGTTGATGTTGGGCCAGGTGTATCAGGCGATCAAGCGCTCGCCCGGGGAGGCCGTCTTCGTGATCGACGAGGCGCACTACCTGCTTCAGTCCGAGGAGATGCTGGCGTGGCTCCAGCAGGCGGCCCGGCATTGGCGGCACTACGACGCTGGGCTCTGGTTTGTGAGCCAGCACCCGGATGACTTCGTCGAAGGCGACACCGAGGCGATCCAAGAGCACCTCGACGCGATTCGCGGGCAGACGACCGCGACCACCTTCTTCGCCACCGACGACCTCGGGGACGCGGCGGCCGAGAAGTACGGCCTGAACGCGCCCCAGCGGACGTATATCCGCGCCCGGGCGAACCGCGGCGAGGACGACGTCGGCCATACGGATGCCCTGATGGCCTGGGAAGAACGGGAGGGGTGGCACCACGTGCAGGTCCGCCTCCCGCCCCTGGAGTTGGCCGTAATCGAGTATGACCCGGCGACCCACGGCGACTTCATCGAGTACCTGCGGCGGACGTGGGAGCGCCACCAGCGACAGGCGCGTGCGGCCGGGCGGGCCGCCGGAGGTGATCGGGCGTGAACGTCCTTGACCGTCTCCGGGCGACCCACGACGAAGAGCGGTCGGGATACGAGGCGGCCCGGGTGTCCGAGAGCCTCGCCGATCACCTCGCCGGCACCGTCGATCGCAACGCCGTCACCGTTCGGCCGGACAAGGACAACGGCGGGATTGAGGCGATGGACGAAGTGCTGGAGGCACTGCATACGGTTGAGACGACGTCGCCGGCGCTCCGCAGCGAGACGCAGAACGTCAGCCCTGCCCACGCCTTCGAGATGCGGTACGCCGCGCCCGATCCGGCGAGCGAGCGCGTGGTAACGCTCCAGTACGTCCCCGGATCGGACGGCCTGGCCGGGACGCTCCGCCGCCAACTCCAAGGCCAGTATCCGGACTCACACGTCGACACGACGACTGCCGACCTGCTCCCCGCGGTGGGGCCCCGCGCCGATCGGGACAGGGACGGCGATTCCGAGCGGTACGTCGCTGGCGCGACCCTCACGCTTCGGCGCTACACGCTCTACCCGATCAAGAACGTCGACCTCCCAGGGTTCCGGTCGGATCCGACCGGGAGCGTCCTAGAGGAAATGGTCGGCGCGCAGGAGGACGCCGACACGGGCGCCGACGTCGCGGTGCAAATCATGTTCAAGCCCGCGCGGCGGACGTGGACGCAGGGCGTCCCGGAGGGCCACGGGACCGCCGACGCCGGCGACGAGCGGATCACCGGCGCGCCGGGAATTAGGGACCTGTCGTACAACCTGACCCAACCGACCTACGAAAAGAGTCCGCTCCCGGCAGGGACGATCCCCGGCCTCGGGTGGATTCCGAAGGTCGGCTACGAGGTCCTTGAGCAACCGCCGACGAAGGTCGACAAACAGGTGGCGACGCTCCTCGAGGAGCAACAGGGCGAGAAGGGCTGGCGGCTCTGCCTGCGCGTGCTCGCCGTCAGCGCCGATCCCGAGGTGGCGGTCGACCGCGCGGCGAAGACGGCCGGGATGTTCCGGAATTTCTACGAAAGCAACACGGAACAGACGTTCGTCCCGGAGCCGCTCACCGGCGACGCCTTAGCGGACGCCGTCGAGCGCGCCGGCCGCCGCGAGTTCCACGAGCAGGGGATCGTCAAAGCCCAGCGCGAGGTAGCGGGACTCGTGAACGTGCCGGCGGCCGAGCACGTCACCACGAACAAGCTCCGGTGGTCGATGTCGAAGCCCGGCGAGGGGATCCCGCCGGGGACCCCGCGGTTCGATTTTGACGGCCACGGCGTGCCGGCGGACGCCAGCACAGAGGAGCGCCAGGTAGCACTGCTTGACGCGGCCGAGGCCGAAGCGCCGTACTGGTACGGGATCGGCGCGCGCCACGGCATCGAGGCGGGGATCGACGTGGCCGGGATCACGAACCCACACAAGTTTGTTCACGGGGAGTCCGGGACGGGGAAAACGACCTTCTTGGCCGGCGATATTGCCCAAGATCTCGCCCGTCCCGGCGGCGGGCTCCGGCTGGATCCGACCGGCGACGACGTCGACGACTGGCTCGCGGAGTGGCCCGCCGATCGTCCCGCCGAGGATCTGATTTACATGGACTTGAGCGGTGACTTCGACCGGATCCCGCGGTTCAACTTCTTGGAGATCCCCGACTACTTGGAGCCCGGCACCCGAGAGTTCGTGGAGTTTCTAGAAGCGCTGGCCGAGGACATTCTGGAGATGGTCGGGGTCGCCGGCGGATCGGATAACTACGTTGGGGGGCTGATGAAACGGATCGTGAAGACCGTCGTTCGGGCGATGGGGAAGTTCGATGAGCCCGCCACGCTGTACGACGTCGCCGTCGTCTCGTCCGCCTCGGAGAACCTGGAGCGGCTGGCCAACCGCCTGAGCGCCGAGCGATACGAGGAACTAACCCACCTCCGCGACCGGATCCAGCAGCTCGCCGAGCACGAAGATAAGAACCTCGACGCTCTCGCCGGCCGCCTAGATGAGTGGGTCCTGAACGATAACGTCCGAGAACTGATATGCGCCCGGGACCCCACGTTCAGCGTACAGGACGCGGTCGAACAGGGCACGGAGATTTTCGTCCGGTTCAGCGACTCCGGAAGCGATACGGTGAAACACATGATCGGGAACGCACTCATCACCCGGACGTACTTCGCGCAGCGGCACCACCGGCCGGACGCGCCGTTCAGTCTGACGGTGGACGAGGCACAGTCGATCATCACCTCGGCCAGTGACATTGAGACGATTATGGATCAGGGGCGGAAGTTCAACTATCGCGTGACGGTCGCTTGTCAGCGCCCGGCCTCGCAGCTCCCCGACGGCGTCCGGGAGGCGATTCTGGGCAACGCCCGGACGGTGATCTCTTACGCCGCGGGGCGGACGGCCGAGGCGAAGGCGGTGGTTGACCAACACGACGGGATCGACGCCAGCGACCTCGTCAATCTCGGCCCGTTCACGTTCTACGTGTCAACCGAAGACGCCGACCGGAACCCGACCCACTCGTACAAGGTCAACGCCTTTCGCGCCCCGTCATCGGCGCGGGAGATGATCGGGGACCCGGCCCCAACGGACACGGAGGCGCTGAAGGAGCGCTCCTTGGAGACGTACGGCGTGACTGCGGCGGCCGTGGACGACGGCCGGAGTATCCTCGACGAGCCGCTCCCCGGGGCCGATCCCGGAGCGGGCGTCTCCGAGGAGCTGACCGTCACCGACGCCGTCGAACGCGCAGTCGTGCAAGGCGTCTACGACACTGCCTGCCGGGCGGGCGACCCGTCGGGGAGCGTCCCGCTCGGCGACTGTCGCGCGGCGATCATTCGTCGCGTGGCGCGGCTTGATGCGACGCCCGACCGGGCAACGCTCGACGACGACCTCGCAGCCGACGGCGACCTGTGGCGCCAGCTCATCCAGCACGTCCCCGACGATCTCCTCGAGATCCGAGAGCGCGACGGGGCGCCGGCACTCCGGGCGACGTCGCCGCGGGCGACGCTCGCGACCGTCGGCGGCGATCAGAGCGCCGGCGGCGCGGGCCACGGCCTGCTCATGTGGGCCGCCTACGCGCCGCTGACGTGGGCCGGCCTTGACGTCGAGATCCTCGACGCGAGTGGCGACGACCCCGACGCGCTCGTCCGCCCCGCGCCCCCCGCGGAGCAGCACGCGCCGGCGCTCGTCAAGCGGCTGACCGGCGGCGACGTCGCGCGGCTCGAAGCCGAGCACTCGACCGGACGGAGCAAGCCCGGCATGACCGCCCAGCACGTCCTCCAGGCGGCGACCGAGGGCCGGCAGGCCGTCGTCCTCGCCCGCCCTGGCGACGCCGCAAACGTCGCCGACACGCTTCGCGCAGCGCCCGCCTACTGTCGGTCGGATCATCCCGTCGATGGCGAGGTGCGCTACTACACCTCGCCGCGGGACGTCCGCATCGGCGGCGCAGTCATGACCCGCCCCGGCGGTCGCGCGAATGCGTGGGTCAAAGACGAGGCGACCGGCGAGGTCGTCCTTCGCGACGGGAGCGGGACCGAGTACGCCCGGTTCGAGGATGCCGGCGCGGTGTTTACCGACGCCGGTTCCTACCCACCGGAGGGCGACCGGACGGTGAAGCAGCCGATCATCCCCGAGATCATTCTTGACGAGGGGGCCGTCGACCCGCACGTCGAGATCCTCGAGGTTCCCGAGGGGGCCGACGAGCTGGCCGACCTGTCGCTCCGGATCGGGACCGACATGACGGTCTCCGCCGACGCGGTCGGGAGCGAGGATCGGGACGCCGTCGATCACTCGGCCGGGGGCGGCGAGGAGATCCCCGCGCCGGACGACCTTGACGTCCCGGCGACGGTCGCGCGGTTCTACGACCACTTCCAAGACGTGGCCGAGGCCGACGGAGGAGTATCCGTCAAGGAAGCCCAGGATCTCGCGGCCGCCAGCGGCGATCCCAAGCTTGACGTGTCGCGGCGGGCCATGCAGGACTGGCTGTCGGCCCTGGTCGACCAAGGCGCGCTCCGGAGAGAGGACGGCGACCACGCCGCCGATCCGACCACCTACCATCCCCGCTGATTGGGTTCCAACGGCGACCCGCGAGCGCGCCGTTGGAACGCCTCGCCGTGGCCGTTGGAAGCCGCGCCGTCCTGTGATCTCCCCCGTTGGACGCCGTTGGAAACGCCGAAGGAAATGGGAGGCACCGACGCGACACACAGCCAGCCGCTGATACCCTACCTTCTACAGCGAGAGAGTCCCGCCGTTCACGGCGGGCGTGAATCGCGCCGGCAGAGAATACAACCGCCGTCTATTGCCGGCCGGGGGTCTCCTCACGGACGCGCTTCTCGCCTTCGAGGAGCAACCCCTTCCACGTTAATCCGTGGTGCTTCTTCAGTTCCTTCAGTCGCTCGTACTGTTCATCGTCATCGAACTCTATCCGTATCTCTACCACATCAACCACACATGAACGACGTGTTTATGTGTATTGCGGTGCTACGGATGATTGATGAAACGGACCAACACGTTCGACGTGGTTCCTCAGTCCGAGCAGGACGAGGAGTTGCTTCGGCGTCTGTTGGACGCTTCTGCCGCGCTCTGGAACGAAATCAACTACGAGCGCCGCGAGAACTACGCCGACCCAGACGCCGACGTGTGGGACATCAGCGAATATCGCGGACGCTACGGTGGCACGCTCGGTGCGTCAACCGTTCAGCAAATCGAACGGAAGAACCGCGAAGCGTGGCGGTCGTTCTTCGCATTTCAACAGAAAGGCGAGGCCAACGGCAAGCCCGGATACTGGGGCAACGCCGAGGACGGCCGCGAACTCCGCACGTACATTCGGAACACGTCGTACTCGGTCAAGTGGGGCGAATACTCCCGACTCGAAATACTCGTCGGCCAAGACCTGAAAGAGGAGTACGGTCTTGGACACCGCGAGAGGCTTCGGCTTGAAGTCCGGGGAGACCCCAACTGGACGGAATACGACAAACAGGGTCGGTTAGAACTGTACTACGACGACAACGCACAGACATTCAGGGCCTTTCAGCCAGTCACTATCGACACTTCTCGACTGGCACACCCACTGGCGGGCGAAACCGCCGCGCTGGATATTGGTGCGAACAACCTCGTCGCCTGTACAACGACGACCGGCACGCAACTACTGTACGAAGGGCGCGACCTGTTCGAGCGGTTCCGCGAGACGGCGCGAGAAATCGCCCGGTTGCAGTCGCTCTTGAACGACGGCCAGTACAGCAGTCACCGCATCCGGCGGCTGTACGACCGCCGAACCAAACGACGCAACCACGCCCAAGACGCGCTCGCCCGCGACCTCATCGAACGGTTGCACGGCGAGGGTGTTTCGACAGTGTACGTCGGGGCGTTAACGGACGTGCTGGACACGCACTGGTCGATCGAAGTGAACGCCAAGACGCACAACTTCTGGGCGTTCCGGCAGTTCATCGACCGACTCGCGTGTACCGCCGAGGAGTACGGTATCACGGTCGAAGTCCGCTCGGAAGCGTGGACTTCCCAAGAGTGCCCGAACTGCGGGTCGACCGACCGAACGACGCGCCACCGAGACACGCTGACGTGTCCGTGCGGCTTCGAGGGCCACGCGGACCTCACCGCAAGCGAGACGTTCCTGAGACGGCAGACGACAGTATCACGGCCGATGGCACGGCCTGTGCGCCTCAAGTGGGACGACCATTCATGGTCAGAGCCACCACGCTCTTGTCCCAACGAGGAGCGCACGAACCCGCAAGTTGCCTCCGTGGGACCGGCATAGCCGAGACCCCCAGCGTGAGGAAACCTCGGCGTTTACGCCGGGGAGGATGTCATGCGGTGCCAATCCCCTGCTGCTGTTGCACCAGCAGATACAACAAGAGTTAAGTGGTTGGGTGTTGTAGTAGCAAATGCAACAGAGGAATACCACAATGGCTGCACCCAACGTCACTCTGGACGGCGACGAACTGACCATCGAGATCACCAAAGGCAACAAGCAGTGGGTTGCCGAAATCACCGGTACAGACGCCCAGTACGACCTTGACCGGAATTTCGTCAGCCCGTACGGGCGGGGGACGGAAACCGTCGCGGTCGAGACCGGCGACATCATCGAGCGCGTCTATTACAGCCACTCCGGCAACGAGAAGGGTCGCGTCTACTGGATCGTCCACGAGGGCGAGCTGGTCGAGATCGATCAGGACAACGTCGACGACGCGCTGGAGACTCCCGAACGCTACTACCCCGAGCCCGAAACGCACGAGTGCGAGGAGTGCGGCGACGAATTCGACAGCGAGCACGGCCTCGCTGTCCACGACGGGCGTGTCCACGACGACAGCGACGACACGGCCGGGAGCGAACCCGAAGGCAGTGCCGATGCAGAAGACATGTCAGTTGCAGTTGCCGATGGCGGCGTTATGACCGACGGCGGCGATGAGACGGATTGGGATCTCGTCGCCGGCGACGAACCGAGTCGCAACGGTACGCGCCGAATCGTGACTGCCGACGAAGCTCGGACGCCACACACTGGTCGGTCAACGCACTATGACCAACTGCTCGGGGTCACGATGGAAACCGGGAGTGAATATACCGGCGACACGATCCAGTATGTTCGCATCCGGCCGCAGGTTCCCACGCGAGCGCGGGGGGCGACCGGGACTGAATGGCTCTGCCGCCTTGCTGTTGACCAAGGAGACTACGACGATCTCTACGGGGACAGGGACGCTGACGACCCGCTCCCAGCCTATCAGCCAGAGACGACCGGAGACTACCGCGACGCCGACCCCGAAGACCCCCGCGGGGACGGCGTCTACGTGCGCGACGATGCAGACTCGCCACTGACGGCGGAGATAGCGGATGTTGTCACGCGCGAGGGGGGCCGCATCCCGATAGATTTCTCGGCGGCGGTCCAAAATGAGGGATACGCACGGAGCCGCGACTGGACGGTCTACGCGCCTGCTCACAACCCCTATCATGTCGCCGCGGCAGTAACCGACGTGCTGCGCGATGCTGCCGGCGTCTCGGAGATCCGCGTGCATGTCTCGGACAAGCCGGCGTCGCGGATTGCCAGTGACCTCCGGGCAACGGGAATCGGATACATCTTCGACCGAGACGACGAGGCCGACCGCATCGAGCGGTCACTCCGAGAGCTGCGGTGGGAGTCTGGCCTTCCGGTCGGCCGGCAGCGCATCCTCCAGAGTGTCCCCAGCGAGGCACGCGAGCGAGTGCAGGAGGCTGACTTTGACGGTCAGATGGCAGACTACGAGTCAGAGCTCCGCACCGTACACCAGCGTCCCGGCGACGCCTGGGACTACCACGAGGTCCACATCCATATCAGCGAAGAGGCCGCCGATCCCTACTACGGATAATGACCGACGACCATACCACCACGTTCCGCGTCGAATTTATCAGCGGCGAGACAGTCGATATGGAGTTCGGAAATGGGGCCGCCGAGTCCCTCCGGGAGCTGCTCCCGCAGGCAACGACGATGCTTGGCTGTCCCGACTGCGGCAATCTCGTCCCTGTGACTGGCGGTATTCCAAAGCGGGAGATGCCCCGGTGTGCACACTGTGAGGACGAACTGACTGGTGTCACGGAGGTCCACGAGCTTCACCAGGCGGGGGAGACACTGATCAGTCAGACGGCAACTGAAGACTGGCGCGAGCGGGCAGCACAGCTTTGCGAGCACGGCGTCCCTGAGCAGCGTGCGAACGTGGTCGCGCTCCGGGAGCAGGGTCGCTCTTACAGCGAGATCGCAGCAGAACTCGAGTTTGGAGAGGACGGCCGTGACCGATCGCAGGTCACGTATCACATTGACTCGTATCGCGAGCAACTCTCGAATTCCGAGTGGCTCGTACAGCACGCCCCGGATATCTAGTCGCCGCATCCGTGTCTCCTCGGCGACAAGCACTCGGCGAATGGCAGCCCCGAGCGTGGGGCAGTCCTCCGGTGCTTAACTGTTATCAGGCGCTAAGTCTCCTTCCTCAACGAGTGCCGGGTTTCCGACACGGGTCGGAAGCACAAGCGAGTAGGGAGGGGATACAGCGCCGTCATCGTCTGTCTTACGTGCGATACTGCCGGCCCACAGGCCCACGAATCGACACACTTTTGTCTATCCATGGTCTATACAATGGTAATGGATCGGTTCGAAATCGACGGCCACGAAGTTCTCGACGGCACCGCAAAACCGTCGGGGAATAGTGCCCACGTCATCGTTCCAAAGCGGTGGCGGGGGGCCGACGTGAAGGTCGTCCGCGTTTCCGAACCCGATTCAGACGAGTAGTCCACCGTTTATGCGGTACAACTACAAGCACCGACTCATGCCGTCCGAAGCCATCCGCAAGGCGCTTCAGCGGCACATCGATGTGTGTCGGCAACTGTACAACCACTGCCTCTACGAACTCAACGAATCCGACGACGGTATCCCAGAGCGCTACGACCTCCAAGGGCAACTCCCCGACCTCAAACAGTGGTGGACCGACCTGAACGACGTTCACTCGAAGGTGCTTCAGATGGTCGTCAAGCGCGTCTATGACAATCTTTCGACGCTCAAAGCTCAGAAAGAGAACGGACGCGCCGTCGGGATGCTCAAGTGGAAGCGGCCTCGGGACTACCGTTCACTCACCTACAACCAGACCGGCTTCAAGCTCAAGAATACGAGCGGTCGGCCTACGTTGTGGTTGAGCAAGATTGGCGACGTACCGATCCGGCTTCACCGCGAGACCCCCGACGATTCGACAGTGAAACAAGTCACGGTCAAACGCGAGCCCACGGGCGACTGGTTCGCCGTCCTCGGGATCGAAACCGAAGACGATGCACCACCCAAACCTGAGCCCGCCGAGACGTACGTCGGGATCGACGTTGGTGTCCTGAGGTACGCCCACGACACCGACGGCCACTCGTTCGATGGTCCCGACCTCTCCGATGAACGCGAGCGGTTGGAACGCGCCCAACGCAAGCTTTCGCGGAAGGAAGCCGGGTCGAACAACTGGGAAAAACAACGCAAGACCGTCGCCCGGCGACACGCCGACCTCAAACGGAAGCGCCGCGACTTCCTACACAAGCTCTCGGCGTACTACGCTCGGGAATACGACCTCGTAGCGGTCGAAGACCTCGATGCAAAGGGCTTGGTCGAACTCCCGGGCAACTCTCGCAACCGCGCCGGAGCGGCATGGGGGACGTTCCTGCGGATGCTTGAATACAAGTGCGAACGCGAAGGAACGCACTTCGTTGCGATCGATCCGGCAGGGACGACCAAAGAGTGTGCTGAGTGTGGCGTCGAAACCGAAAAACCGCTGTGGGTGCGCGAGCACTCCTGTCCGAGTTGTGGGTTTGAGGTGGACCGGGACCTCAACGCGGCGTACAACATCCTTTCTCGCGGACTCGAACAAGTAGGAGTGGATCACTCCGAATCAATGCCTGTGGAGACTGCGCTCCCTACGGGGACTCATTCGGTTCCTGCACAGCGCGTCGTTGAACCAGGAAGCCCCGCCCTCAAGGAAGCCGCGAAGCGGCTGAGTAGGGCGGGGTAGTTCACCCAACAGGCTGTATCGTGTGTTGGTTAACACCGCCGTCGGACAGATCCACGGCTAGTCGCTCATGGACCGACTGGCCGGCTTGCGGCATCGCTTCGCCGCCGTGCGGCCCGTCGACGAGTAGCGTATACAGGGATCTATCATCTTCGGGCTATTACTCCTTGAGTGCGTTTTCGGCCGACCGCTTTCGGTCGTTGACCGTCTGCCGGCCAACATCCCGGACATCGGCCCACTGGCGCTGATTGAACCCACCGGGAGCAACCTGAGTCTGCCAGTAGTCCAGCGCGTCCGCGTCCGACTCGGTGGCGCGAGCGAGCACTGCCAGCTCCGCACTGGCGACCTCTCGGCCAAGCTCGATGGGGTCCGGAGTCCCGCCCGTGACGCGACCATCGAACAGCATGTGCCACGACGACCCAGTGGCAGCGTCGTACTCCGCAAGCATTCGAACATCGCCGTCCGCGTAGACCTTGACAGCCAGCGATGTCCACTCCGTTCTGGCGCGAACCTCATCGTACCGCCGGTGAGCGGCGACATCCGGCCGCATCTGGTTATCCCCGCGCTTTGCGCCGCCGTGCCGCTCGACGATGTCGTAGATCTCGAACCAGGCGTCCCACCAGGCGTCGTCTTGTTGGATGTCGATCCAGCCGCTCCCCACCGACTCCTCCATAATCATGTCATCCGTGACCTCAAGCTCCGGAACGTCAACGCTCGCGATCTCGTGAACGGCCTGAGCGAGGTCGCGGACAGCCGCCATGTGATCGGAGGCAGTCACGCGAGGTATTCCTCCGGGTCGACTTGCGCGTACGGCGTCCAGGTCCCGCCGAGATCCATAATGCACATCGAGCAGTATTCCTCGTCAGCCTGCCGGAGCATCACCTCGCAGCGGCCGCAGATGGCGTCCGCAGTGACCTCGTATTCGTCGCCGGTCCACAGGTCCTCGATGATGTGGACCTCCTCGCCATCCTCGAGAGCCTGCTCGTCATCGGTTCCGCTGCCGGTCGTCGCTGCGTTCTGGCTCTTGCCCTCGTTGTCGGCGTCGGTCTCCTCGGCCTCCAGGTCCCGTCCAGCGACCAGGTCAACGACCAAAACGACGTTCTCGTGGCTCTCGCCGTGCTCTCCCACCGCGAGACGATCGTCGCGACGCCGTCCTCAACGATCATCTCCAGGTCCTTGTTTTCGCAGACGATCTCGCCCGCCTGGAGGTCGATGTAGGTGTCGCCGCTGCGGGGGATAGCGTGGTTGATCGCGGCGTCGACGTAAATGCGATCGTGACCGTATTTCGTCCAGCGGTCGATCGTTGCATCGCCGTCGGATTCGATCAGTTCCGGGTCGTCCGCGAGTCCGGTGAGGTCGGGCATGGTCTGTCTCTCCAACTGTACGTTATAGACGTACGGTAATAAATGTTGCGTGCTGAGTACGCTATTAACGTACAGGGGTGTGTCTGCTGGTTCCCCGCGCGGTTATCGCCCAGCTTAACCAACAGGCTGGCGTCGTGTGTTGGTTAAGACTGTCTCGCCCCGCATTGCAGCGGTCTCCGCCGAGGGGACGCCCAGTTATCCGTCGTCCGACTCGGGGTCGGGCATCCCCGTGACCCACCACTTCGCGCGGGTGAGCACGCCGGCGGTCTCTTTCATCCGCTCGCGGTCCTCGCGACGCCGTTGCATCTGGCGCTCGTCCTCGACGTACGCGACGAGCTCCTGGTGCTCGTCGACGCGGCGATTGGTCGCGGCCAGCTCGCGCTGGAGGCGGTCGACCTCGGCCTCGAGGTCGTCGTGGTCTTGGCCTTTCTGGATCAACTCCCGGACGACGTCGGACACCGACGTGCCGCGCTCCTCGGCGAGCGCTTGCAGGTCCTCGTAGGTCTCGTCTGAGACGCGCGCGGAAATGGATTGCATGGGTGTCTACGCTCGTAGACGGCTGTAGACGATGTGAGACGGGTGTCTACGCGCCGTCTACCATGCTATACACGCGTCTACAAAAAGATACGGCAGCCGCCCGTCAGACGGGTTGCTCGCGGGGCGCCCGCTCCGGGCAGTTGACTGATATAGCCGGAGGCCCGCCCGTCGGCTCGCAGAACTCCAGGCGGGCCTGCGCGACGAAGAGAGCTAGTCCCCGGTGTAGCGCCAAGTATACCAGTAACCGATAGGTCCCTTCGTCAGCTAACCAAGGATCGGCTGCTGCTCGTTCGAATCCTTGGTTAGTAGTTACGGCCCGTGTCGAAGCAGCAGAAGTGCCCCTCGACACTTGATCAGTCGTCGAGGGTGCTCGCGTCGAATTCCTCCTCAAGGTAGGCGACTCCACGCTCGGAGATCCGGAATAGACCCTCATCGACGTATCCGACGAGCCCGTGCTCCTCTAGGCTGCGGAGGCGTTGGCCAGCGTATTTCCGGCTGATATCGACCCGCTCAACCATCCCATCGCGAGAGATCGCTTTCGGGGTGAGATTCCCCGCATCCCGCAACACCTCTAAGAGAGGATCATCGATCGGTTTCATCCACTCGCCACGCATCCGCATATCGCCTCCGTTTGGGTGGACTTGACTCATATAGATGCTGATATATAACCCATTGGGACCCAATGGCCCTAAGTCTTCGGCTGGTAGGGTATTCTAACCACCCGATGGGAAAAGATTAAGGCAAATCCGTCAACAGACAATTATGGACCACGCTCTCGCCCCCTGAAACGGTCCGCCTCAAAATGGCCCCGGGCAAGGGGCGTTTACCCTCGTGCTGACACACGAGGGGGCGTGGTCCACTCACGACGAGTGCACGCCTATGATAGCTCAGCATCTCAACCCTGAAAAGTATGCGGGTGGATACCACGGGCACAGCCCTGTCAAGTTCGGATTTCTACAGTCGCACACGCGACGACAGAAATGGTTTCACATTCACCGCGGCGGGTTCGGTGGACGCAGGCCGCTGTGGCGGATCGCAGCCCGGCAGCGGGCGCCACGGGGACGGCGCACTTTCACCCCGGGGCAGAAAAACGGTTATACGCCGCCTCTCCGTGGTGATGAGCCATGCCACCGTCCCAGTGCGCGGACGGGAGCGGCGCTGGTGACGTCCGCCCCCGTCTCGCCGTCGACCGTGAGCGCGAGCCGTACCGATTGCGCTGTCCCAACGGCCACACCGACTGGGAGCCGACGAACTCCCACGCCTGGTGTCGCAGTTGCTCGCGGCAGGCGAGAAACGGCGGCGACGTCGACGCCGAGCACTGGGAGCTCTTCGACGCCAAGCGCGACGAGACGGTCAGCTACGCGCGGATCGACTTCGAATAACATCGGCGCGACGGTCGGTGGCCTCGCTGCCAGCTCTGACATTGTCAGCGAGGCCAGCCGTCGTGCTCCCACTGAGAGAGCAATGCACGCTACCACTCCCATCGACAAGAAAGGTATCGCTTCGACGGACACCCCCGGCACGCCATCGTCCTCCAGAGGTGATCGCGATGGCCAGTGACTCCGAGTTCTCGCATTTTGAGCACCCCAAAGCGCACCCCTCCAACCCCATGTTATCGGTCTATACGAATGGACACGCCCGGTTCAACGTTCACGCCGTGGGGCGCTGGTTGGAGGACGTCGACCGCGTGGAGTTCTATACTGATATCAAGGCCACCCGCCTCGGGATCGCACTCGGCGAAGAGGATCAGCACTCATACAGCCTCTCGGCCGCCACGGGCGGCGGCCTAACGGTCCCGATGAGGGCAGTCCTCCGCACGTTCGGCGTCGATTACGCCGACATCGACAGTGCCGTCAGGTGCCCGCTGGAGTACGACGAGTCGGAGGGCTTGCTGATCGCAGATCTCCAGCCGGTCGTCGACGCCGTGGGTGGTCGCGATGGATGATCGGCTGCTCAGTCGCGAGGCACTCGATGACGCCGAGTGGGCGGTCACGCCCCACCCGGACCACCTCGTCCCCGACGCCATCAAGCGCGAGCGCACGCGGGAGGCGTTCCAAGACGCGTTGCGCGACGGCCCGCCGGCGATCGTCCTCACGCACATCGACGCCGATGGGCTCTCAAGCGCGGCCCTGCTCGTCGACCACGAGGGGGTCGCAACGGCCGTCCAGCCGCTCTCGTATCACGGCGCCTATCGCTTCGAGCACGCGCTCGACGACATCCAGCGCGCCGATCTTGAGACGGCCACTCCGATCTACATCGCCGACTTCAACGCCGACAGTCGCCAGCAGGCGGCACGCGTCGTCGACCTCGCGCGCCAAGGGCACGACATCACCTGGTACGATCATCATCAGTGGGACGGGGCCATCGTCCAGCAGCTCCGCGATGGCGGGGTCGACCTCCTGCTTGACGACGACCAGTGTACGGCGTCGCTGATCGCGCAAGCCGCCGACTGGCCCATTGGGGACTACCTGCGGGAACTCGTCGCGGTCACGAAGGACATCGACCTCCGGATTCACGAGGACCCGCGGAGCGAGCGGCTACACACGTTTGCCCGCATCTGCGACGGCGCGATGGAGTACATCGGGATCGTCCTCCACTGTGGGGTTGCCTTCCCGGACGACGTCGAGGAGCGCATCGACGAGCGCATCGAGCGCGATGAGTGGCTTGAGGCGCTGGCCGTTGACAACCGGGTGTGCTACGACGTCGGCCCCTACACGGTCGGGGTCACGTACGTCCGCGGTGGCCGCAGCTCCGAGATCGGCACCGAACTCGCCGAGACGCCGGCGTACGGGATCGACATCGCAGTCGTCCTGAAACCGCCCGGCGGCATGGGGATCTACGCGCATAGCAACCGCGAGACGTTCGCCCGGTGTCACGAGATCGCCGAGCAACTGGGCGGTGGGGGTCACCCGACCGCCGCCGGGTGTGCCGTCCCGGTCGATCGGTTTCGCGAGCTCGCGCGCTACTGGGCGACCGCCGGCGATCACGTCCACGACGCCGTCCTCGATGCGGTTCGGGCGGTCGTGTCCGAGGACGGAGGTGATCGGGATGAGTAAGACTTGGACGCTTTGGCGCTGTCGGCGCTCGAGCGACTGCAATTGGGCTGGGGTCTCACTGCTCGCGCGGCGCGCGCACGAAGACGTCGCGCACGGCGAGGTGAGCGACGATGGGTGAGGATGCCGCCGAACTCGTCGACGAACTCGGTACGGTCGCCGGGCGCCACTACGGCGAGTCGGGCGACGCCGCCGCGGTCGCCGACGCGCTGGAAACCGTCGCCGAGCGCTATCGCCATATTGAGGGGGTGGACGGAGATGTCTGAGCAGCACGCGCCGCCGGGCCCAGTCGACGCGATACGCGGCGAATGCACGCTGTCCCACGGCGTGACCGACCACGACCTCTACGGCGCAGGGACCGTCCAGGCCCAGCACCAGGCCTTCGGCGCCTGCCTGCTCTCGATCAGCGTCGACGACGACCGGGCGACCACCGACGCGACGGCGGCCGTGCGGCTCAAACTCTCGTCCGAGGCCGCCGTCCAGCTCGCGCGCGCCCTGCTCGACGGGCAGGACTACCGCGTCGTCGAATCCGAGCCCGACGCCGGGCATGGGACCGTCCGCATCGGTCCGGAGGGTGGCGATGAGCGATAAGTGCGAGGACTGCGGGCGTGAGAGCCCGACCACGCGCGAGCGCGCCGACGGCGCCGTCCGCTGTATCGTCTGTGACTCAAAGCGCGACGAGTCCGACGGCCGTGCCGGAGGTGCCGGCGCGTGACGGAGTACGTCTGGTGGTCGACGACCTCGAACATCTACCATCGTCAGTATCACTGCCGACGGCTGCGACAGGCCGACAGCGAGAACATCGAGCCGGTCCGACTCGCAGCCGCCACGCGCGCCGACGGGCGGCTGTGTGACATGTGTAGCTATCGCCACGTCCCGGCGCTCGAAGACGCGTCGGCGGAGGGGCACCGATGAGTGCCACAAGCGAGCGGGAGCTCGGGCTCGACATCGATGTCGAGTGGGCTCGGATGCCGGACCACGGGCCCGCGCCGGTCGTCGTCATCGACGACGCCGTCTGTGCGTGGGTGCGCGAGCAGCGCAGGGGCGGCGACTCGATCCAGCGGGTCGCGAGTCGCCTCCACACGCACAAAAGCCGCGTGCGGCGGCATCTCCGTGGCGCCTGCGCCCACGTCGACGCGCCCGAGCGCGGCCACCTCATGTGCGATCCGGCCTATCAGGCCGTCACCGACCGCTTGCGCGCACGCGCCGACGAAACGGGCGGGAGGTGGTACGCGGCGATGAGCGATTTCGCAGCGCCGCTGCCGTGGTCGACGCAAGCGACCGTCCCGATCCTCCGGACGCTCGACGAGCACGCCGACGGCGTCGCCATCGAACGCTGGGGTGGGAAAAACAGCAAATACGTCTGGGAGATCGCCCCCGACGAGATCGCACTCCCGCCGGGCCTCACCACGGAGGCGAACCGATGAGTCGCGCTGCCAGCCCGCTTGACGAGATCGAGATCCCGCCCGCCGAGGCCGACTGTGAGACCGTCTTCGTCTCGCGACACCAGTCGGTCGTCTACCACACGCGGGCGGACTGCTACCATCTCTTCAGCGACGCCGTCGACGAGGTGCCCCGTGACGCGCTCGGCGACGACGTCCCGCAGTGCCGCCGGTGTCGCTTCGCCGGCTTCGAAGTGGACGCGGCGACGATGCGCCAGCTCGCGGACGAATTGATCATCAACGCGGCAGCCAATGGCCAGAAGTTGTTCCATCTGCCCGCCGCCGACGACACGGACGCGCCGCTCTGTGGCCAGGCCGCGAAGGGCTGGTATCGCAAGCCCCCGAGCGCCTATCCGCCCGGGTATTACGGCTGGTGCCAGTCCTGCACCGAAACGTGGGTTCGCCGCGAGGCCGCCGACCGCGGAGGTGACGAAGCGTGACTTGGGACGTCTTTACCTCCAATCGCGTCCGTCGCGCGTGCAGTTGTGGACACGTCTCGCAGTGTCCCTATCGCTGCCCCCAGTGTGGGGCGGATCTCGCCGGCACGGGCGCTCGGAGCGCCCGGAGGGACCGCCAGTGATCTGGCGCGTCGCCTGCGAGGACTGCGGCGACGCCATTGAGGTGGCGACCCGCGAGCGTGCCCAACGCTTCGCGGCCGGCCACGTCACGTCCCCGCACACCGACTGTACGGACACAACCGTCGAGCGCACCGACGCCAAGCATATCGTCTGTCAGGCGTGCGAGCACGTCTGCGAGGCCGCGCCGACGACGTGTCCCGAGTGTGGCGCGTGGATGAACGAGGAGCGACTCAACGAGGTGCGTGCCGATGAGTAACCACGGCGAGACTGTCGGGCGGGTGCTGTTCTCCCCACCGGTGGTCATCGACCCGCCGGCGTCGGTAACGGCGCTCGGATGGACACATATCGTCGCAGAGGGGATAACTGCATGACTGATACAGACGCAGACGGCGAGACTCGCGACGAACAGGACCCCGACCTCGATCACCTGTCGATGCTCTACCCGGAGCTGGTCGACCGGGCGATGCGCTCGCAGGGGCCCGTGACAGAGATTCGCGAGTTGGGCACCCATCGGCGGGTCTACTCGGCGGCGCAGTTCGATCTCGAGAGCGAGATCGTGTGGCGCGCAAACATCACTGACTACGGCCCGGAGTTCGACTCCGCGCCGAACGTCACGTTTTCGACATGCTGTCCGACGGCATCTCCGGAAATCATGCAGGAGTGGACATCGATCGCCACTGGGCGGCTCAGCGGGCCGCAGAAACTCGCGCCGTGGGAATCGCTGTTTGCCGTGTTCAACGCCGCGCTGCGCTGTTACAACCAGGAGGGAAGAGCTGACCATGCCGAGTGACCGACATGGAGTCGTCTCACGTGACGAGTGCGAGTCGATGCGCGAGCGCGCCGCAGCGGGCGCGACGCCCCGCGAGATCGCCCGCGACGTTGAGTGGGCCCAGCGGACCATCGGCGACCACGTCTACGGCCGGTGTGCGCATGCCGACGAGAGCGTCCGCGCCGCCCCGAGCGCCGACAGCCCCGTCGGGAGCGACTGCCCGCTGTGTGGCGCCACGATCAGCAACAACCTGCCGACCCACCTCGTGGCCGACTGCCCCGCGGCGGACGCCGAGGATGGAGGTGAGGTCGCGTGAGTCTCGACACCCACACCGACTCGATCTCGCCCGCCGAGTGCGACCGCCTGCGCGAGCGGGCGGCGGCCGGCGCGCTCGCGGGCGCGCTCGCCGACGAGACGGCGTGGACGACGCGGGTTATCAACAAGCATCTCAAGGGCCGCTGCGGCCACGACCGCGACGACGCCGGCGGCGAGCCCGTCGAGTGTCCCGTCTGCGGCCAGCACACGACGACGAATCTCGGCCAGCATCTCCGACAGGGCTGTGCGGGGACGGGCAAGGGAGGCGAGCCCAGATGACTCCCATCCAAGGAATTTGTGCTGACTACTGCCCGTTGTGTGGCGGTGTCGTGAGGGGCGAGGAGTGTACGCGCTGTCGGCGCCGGGTGAGTAACCAGTAATGTGTGAGCACGTCCTTCTAGGAAAGGCATCAACGTCGGGGCGGAAGCTTCATCTCCCCGATCCAGACGAGCCGGATACGTCGCGGTGCCGGTTTGACGGCCAGTACCAACGAAAAAAGTTCGACGCGGTTCGTGACCACTACCCACTATGTCATTATTGCAAACAACTCGCGGAGGACCTCGAATGACAAAACGCCGCCGTTCGCCGGTCCCCGTGGCTTTAAGACCGTGGCGACCCTTACCACAAGGTAACGAATCTCGGGTTGTCTTGAAAAAGGCGCGAGTGTGGGGACACTCGCACCGAGGTTCGTGCGACCCAGCTATGAACGCACGCGGTTACGCGGGCACTAGCCCGTACTGGCCATTGGGGAGTATCGCAGATAACTGTATCGCCGCCTGCAACGGAGGTGGGGGTTCGTGAGTGAAGCCACCGACGGCGATGCGCGGTTGCATGAGGAAGTCGCCAAGCTCCGAAAACGCATTACTCACCTCGAAAACGCTGTCGAGGAGCTTCGCGGTGGCGAGAGTGGTGGCAGAGGGACGTCAACCGACCCCCGAGACGCGGCCGTCCTCGAACGTCTTGACCCGCCGGAAAAAGTCGGGCGAGGGAAACTTGAGCAGCTCTACCGAGCGGAGACGGATGTCCGAAACAAGAACACACTCAAAGGACGGATTAAGAATCTCACCGCCCGAGAGGACTTTGAGAACGCGAGTCCGGGCGTGTGGATCTACTGGGGTGACGTCGATGAGTAAGCAGCGGAAAAACATCACCGTTGATCCAGCCGTTGCCGAAGCGATCGACGCGTCCAACGAGAATTTCAGCGACCTCGTCAACCGCTGGGCGAAGGCGTATTTCGTCGACGACACCCAGCTCGTCGTTGAGCGGACGATGCTCAAGCAACTTATTGAGCGAAACAAGGACCTTGAGCAACGCCTTCACGAGCAGATCAGTGCCGAGGCCGAAGCGAGTCGGGCGGAGTTAGAAACAGCGCTGTCTAGAGTTGAGGATAAGTTTGAAGGCGAGGCAATGGAAACATCGTATATCGACGTGAGTGACGAAGAAATTCGCGCCGAGGCCGCTGACCTTACCGGGACTCCTGCCGAGTCGGATAACCCGGCAATCTGTAACAAGGCCCGGAACGTCGGCGTCACGCCTGGCGAGTTCATTTCGTTACTCGACGATAACGGCCTGCTTTCTGACGGCCGGGTGTCCCCGGAGGTGGACGGGTGAATATGTACACACACACGAGGCGCCGAGTGTATACACACGATGTAGCCCGCCGGCACCCCCGCAGAAACCGCGGCGACAGCCCCCTTCCTCTACGATTTTCTCTTTTCGCAGGGTCCGTGTGTATGTACACACGAAGGATGTGTACATACACACGAACTCACTCACTACACTCTCACGTCTAGCAGCAAGCAGCATATAGAAAGATGCTTTACCAGCGGCTCCTACTGCGAGCGTGCGCTTCTCTCTTGGCCTCTCCGTGATATAAAGGTTACGTCGGTGTGGAACTAGACCCGTCACGTCGTGCGAATGTTCTTATCCTACCACTCCATCAGTACCGGCAACGCGATCCCCGGCGTCCGTCACAGTGCCGCGTGGATTCGTCCACGAAGCGCGGTTGCTCTCCTCCTAGTTTCACATGTCCACAACACCCCAGTCAGCCACGGCCAGCGCCACGGCCTCGTCAACGATCCCCGCCATCTACGACGGCGACGACCGCATTCCGCCGTCGGAGCTCTTCGATGAGTTCGTGTTTTATTCGAGCGAGTGGTGTTCGGCCTGTTTCGCTCGCATTCGCGACGTTGATCGGATGCCGGTCGACCACGATCATCTGGGCACCAATGCCAACGCCCCGACGGAGACGCGGACGCGTCGGGGGGACGGGACGCTGGGCTACGATTTCGACGAACACGACGCCTACGGTCACAAGCGATCGTATCACCCACAGACCTACTGTGGGGCCTGCGGCGCGAACGGCGGCCGCGCCCCGGAGCTGACGCTCTCGAAACGCGCGGCGGTTGCCCGCTGCGACCAGCTCGTCGACTGTCTCCTCGCCCAGGGCGTGCCGGTCAACCGCCCCGCGCTCAAGCACATCGTCGCCGAAGCGAAGGAACGCGACAGTCTGGCCGGCGCGGATCACGAGATCTACGCCCGTGGCGTCGCGTTCGCCCGTCGCGTCTTCTGCCGGCAGCGAGACGAGTAGCGGTTTCGAGTCCCATGAGCACCACCGAGCAGACGTGGTTCACGAGCCCGCAGGGCACCCTCGTCCGCGGTGACGTGATCAACCGCGAGACGGTCGCGAGCGCCCGCGATGGCGTGCGCGAGCAACTCACGATTGAGCACCGCGGCGCCCGCTTCCGCGTCGAGCGCCCCCTCGGCTCGCCCACCGAGTCGTAACCAACACTCGGCGCCGTCGCCCACCGAGTGTTGGTTAAACTCTCATTGGGGCGGCACCCCCACTCGCGGTACATCTATGAATGAGCCCACCCTCCGCAGACGACCCGCCGGACAGACCCAACCCAGCAGACAAGCGCACCCGCGTCGCGTTCGCCGCGGGGCTCTTTTTGCTCCTCGCGTTCATGATTATTGCTGGGTATCAGGACCCGGAGTACTCCGCAACCGTCGCGATCGCCGGCGCCCTCATTTCCGGGATCCTGGGGCTGCTCGCGACGGGGAAACTCTGATCGCGAGGTGTGTTTAATGCCACCCGCCACTTCGGCGCTGCAAACCTCGATGTTCGACAGCGCCTACGCGCCAATCTCGGACTTGCTGTTTTTCATGCTGTTCGTCGTCGGGCTCCTCTCACTCGCGACGATGGTCTATCTGCGCTGGTTCTCGGCGGCGAACTACGCCGATCTCACGCTGGCCGCCTACACGTATGTCGCGATGCTGTTTTTCGTCTTCGCAGCCGGCGGGTTCTACTTCAACGTCCTCCTGTACGGCGCGATCTGGGTTGTTGGCGTCCTTCTGGTCGGCGTCGCGTACGGCGCCGTCACGGGCTTCGTGCTGTTTGCCCAGGCCGACTCCATCCGCATCCGTCTGCCGCCCGACGCCGACCCCGACCGTGACGAGTCCGAGCCCAAGTAATGTCACGAGAGCCCACCCGTTCGGAGCCCACCGACGACGAAGACTGGGGGGTTGCCTACTGTCGTGGCTGTCGCGTCCGCTTTCTCGTCCCCGATCCACGGGCCGACTTCCGTTGTTCGGAGTGTGCCAATGGCCGAGACTAGCGACGACGCCGACATCTGCGGCGCCGAACTACGGAAGAGCGACGACGTCTGCTCGCGGCCCGCCGGTGCCGGTCGCCCTGTCGACTCGGGGCCCTGCTGGCAACACGTCGGCCGCACCCAGCGCGCCTCGGACGCCGCCCGCCTGCTCCCGCGGCTGTTCTCGGCGGTCCTCTCGCGGACGGCTTCCGAGCGCGCCATCCGATTCGCCCGGCAGGCTGGTGCGGCTCGCGAGGGCGGGACGGGCCGCTCGGGCTTTTTGAGCTGGCATGCCGAAACGCACTCGCTGGGGATCGGCCTCGCGGCGGGGTTTTACTACGGCGCGACGGGCGATAAGCGCCTGATGGCGGCGATCGTCGGGATCGCCCTCGCTGCCGAACGCGGCCAGACGGCGCTTGATCCCAAGATCGCCGAGGACATCAGGCAAGAACCGCACTACGCACTTGCTGGCGTCGTCCCGGGCTACATGCTGGGCTTTCTCGCCACACATGGCTACCTCCCGGACCAGTTCCCGATCCCGGGCTCGAACGAGCTCGTCCGCTGGCTGATCGTCAACGGCTGGCTGCTGCTCGGGTGATGTGCCTCGACGCTGGACGTGCGCGCTCTGACGACGGTACCCACGTCGAATGAACCGGACGACGATCCGCGTGACGTTCCCGGACGTCGACCCCGTGGACGTCGTCGCGGCCTGCGAGCGATACGGCATCAAGGACTACACGATCACCACCTCGCCTAATCAGACGGAGCTTGAGGCAGCCGTTCCGACGGCCGCCGCCGAAGAGGTCCTCACTGCGCTCAACTGGGGGTGCGGGCGGTTCAATCTCGACGAGAAACGCCCGAGCGGCGCCCCCAGCGACATCGTCCCGGTCGACCGATCCGTTCTCTCACCGCGGCAGCGCGACACGCTCGCGGCGGCCGTCGAGCTGGGCTATTACGAGTGGCCGCGCGACACGGATTCGGCGGGCGTGGCCGACGAGCTGGGGGTCGCCCAGCCCACAGTGAGCAAGCACCGCCGCCGCGGCCACCAAAAACTCCTCACGCAACTGTTCCCGGACGACGCATAACCCGGCAGTGACGCCGCAGCCACAGAATACCCATGGCACTTCCCAATCACTTCAAGACCGAATTGCTACAGACCATGCTTGGCAGCGCGACCATCAAGGTCGGACTGCTTGACACCGGTAGCGCCTACACCTTCGATCCGGCGACCGACGAGTTCGTCAGCGACCTGCCGACCGGGCAAGAGCCCGGTGACTCCTCCTACAGTCGCCAGACACTCGCGAACGTGACCATCACGCAGGACGACACGGACAACGAGGGCGTCCTCGACGCCGACGACGTGACGTTTCCGTCACTGTCGACGAGCAACGACATCCAGGCCATCTTCATCTACCGGCAGGTCGGCGGCGACGACACGACGCCCTCCGACGACGAGCTCGTCGCCGTCTACGACGACGATTCTGCCGGGAGCTTGGCGGACCTGCCCATCTCCACCAACGGGTCGGACCTGACGCTGTCCTTCGATGCCGAGGGCGTCGTCAATATCTGAGCCCGATGGCCGTCCACATGGTGCGCATTTTGTGCGGGCCCCAATCATCGTGGCCGCGAGCTGACGTCACCGCCGCCGTCGAGGGGTGGCTGTCCGAGCAAGCGGAGTGGACGGCCGACTCCGTTGACCACTCAATGACGGGCGTGGCGCCGCCGAGCGCAGATGCGGACTGGTGGCGGGGCGACTATCGGCTGACGTTCGACAGCGACCCGACGTCGATTTTGCTCCAGAAGCTTGAGGACACACTCGTGACCAATCCGGACTGGTATCGCATCGGCTACCACGAGTGCGGGCACGACGAGGCCCTTCCCGGTCCCTGCTCGTGGGACGAACAGCGGGAGTGGACCGCCCCGGATGCGACGATCCTGTCGGAGGTGCCGACGTTCTAATGGCGACCTTCGGCGAGTCCGCCACAGCGGACTGGGACTCGGCGCAGGCTGCGACCGGGGTCCACCACGAGCACCCGACCGGCACTGACTGGGCCGCTTCCGACACGGTCGAAAAGGGATATCCATCCGAGTGGTCGCAGTGGTCGATCTCGGCACCGTACGCCTATTATCCACTGGATGAGGATTCGGGATCGACCGCGACCGACGTGATGGCCGCTGCGGATGGCACGATCACTGGTGCGACGGTCGGGCAGCCCGGTATCCTCGGGACGACGTGTTACTCCTTCGACGGCGTTGACGACAGGGTCGACGCAACGGTTGATGTCGACTCGTGGACCGAACTGACGGTGTGTGCGTGGATCCATGCGAACGATACGACCCACCCGAAGGGGATCATCACGTGGGGCGAAGATGCCAGTTGGGGGGAGATCACGCTGTATCAAACGCAAAACTCAGCGCTCCGGTGGGGCGTCGGCGACGGCGGTGGCAGCAAACACGAACTCGAACTTGGTGGCGGCGGCACCAGACATAACGTGTGGGTGTTCGTCGCCGGAACCGTGCAGGAAAATGGGAGTATCACCCTCTACGTCGATGAAGCGAATGAGGGCTTCGACGGCTTCACGACGGCGTCGAGCACGTACCCGACAATGGGCAACCCCAGTTCGACGATGCAGATCGGGAATTGGGTCCGCACGGGTGACACGATGGACGGTCGCGTCGACGACGTCCTGGTGTTTGATACCGAGTTGACGCGCAGTCAGCTGCGGGACATCATCGTCGCGGCACTCTAGACTCATGACGTCGACCTACTGGACGTCGATATCGTCAGCGACGGGCGACAACGCGACCGTTGAGTTGACGACCACGACGACGATCCCGACCGGGACGGCCATCACGGTCACGCTCTTCCAGGACGACGGGGCGAACGGCACCGACGACACTGGCACCGGGAAGACCGACGCGCTGGGCAACGCGTATGACTACAGCGCGAGCGTCACGCTGGCGGGCGGGAGCGGCGAGACGAACTCACTCTCCAGTTTCGACGGCGACGGCAGCACGGACGACTGGTGGCTCAAGCTCGAACTCGCGGGCGATGGGAGCGACCCCACACTGGATAGCCCGACGCTCACGTCGTACACGGTCGACACGGCCCCCGGGACGGCGGGCCAGACGGTCAGCGTCCCCACGTCACAGAGCGGGACCACTGCCAGCCCTGCGCCGACCGTCACCGCCAGCGGGACGGCGACCGTCGCCACGCCCACCGCAGCGGCCACGCCCGCGAGCCCGGCCCCAACGCTCGCCGGCACCGGCACTGCCACGGTCAGCCCCAGCGTCTCACCGGCGGCCCCGCAGGCACCCAGCCCCAGCGTCACCGCCAGTGGCGCGGCGACCGTCACCACGCCCGTCTCGACGACGAGTGCGACGACGCCCACTCCGACTGTTGCCGCCAGCGGGACGGCGACGGTGACCACGCCCGTCTCGACGACGAGTACGACGACGCCCGCTCCGACCGTCTCCGGGGCCGGTGCGGCAAGCGTTACGACGCCGACGAGTGCGACGACGAGTGCGACGACCCCGCTTCCGACCGTCACCGGGGCTGGTGCGGCGAGCGTTACGGTGTCGCCGAGCGTCACGACGGCAACGACGCCCGCCCCCAGCGTCACGACCACCGGCGCGACCGTCAACGCTCCCGTTTCGGCCACGACCGCCATCACACCATCCCCGACCGTCTCGGGGAGTGGGGCGACGAGCGTGTCGGCACCGCCGGGCGTTACGACGACAACGACGCCCGCTCCCAGCGTCACGACCGCCGGTACAACCGTCACCACGCCCGTCTCGACGACGAGTGCGACGGCGCCGTTCCCGGCCGTGTCCGGGACTGGCGCGGCAAGCGTTACGACGCCGCCGAGCGTCACGACGACAACGACGCCCGCTCTCAGCGTCACGACCACCGGCGCGACGGTCACCACGCCCGTCTCGACGACGACCGCCATCACACCATCCCCGACCGTCTCGGGGAGTGGGGCGGCAAGCGTGTCGGCGCCCGTCCCCGTTGGGACGGCGAGCACCCCGGCTCCCACCGTCTCCGGCACGGGAAGTGCGACCGTCGGCTCGCCCGTCTCCGTCACGAGCGCCACGACGCCGCTGCCCACGGCGACCGGCACGGCGAGCGCGACCGTCGCGACACCGACGAGCACCACGAGTGCGGCCACGCCCACCCCGTCGCTCGCCCTCGGGAGTTTCGCCACGGTCACGCGCACTGCTGCTCGAACCCTCGCGTGGGGTGCGTCGGTACAGCGCACCCTGGGCTGGGACGTGACCGTCTCGCGGACGCTCTCTCTTGATTAACTATGCCCCACCGGATCGACCCCTACAACCACCACCTCGCCGGCGAGACGCTCGTCTGGGAGCATACGGTCGAAGAGGACGGGAGCGCGAAGGACCTCTCGGGCGCTTCGGTGAACTACTATCTCCTCGCAGAGCAGGGCGACGCCAACGACGACGCCCTCTTGGACGACTCGGACGCCGACATCACGGCGGCGATCGTCGACGCCGCGAACGGCCGCATCGACGTCACGTTTGCGAGTGGCGCCACCGACCCCTACGCCGGTCAGTCACTCTGGCAGCGCCTCATCGTCGACGACGCCGCCGGCGACCGAAGCATCTGGCACGGCCCGCTGTACGTGGCCCGGCCCTAACATGGTGGTCAAGCACACCTTCGACGGCGACTCGTGGGAGTTCCCTGGCCGCCTCGCTGCCAACGGCGTCGTCGACGGCGACACGATCGATGTCGTCCTCGATCTGGGATTCAACACCTGCAAGACGACCCGCCTCCGGCTGTTCGGCGTTGACGCGGGCGAAACCTACGGCGTGTCGCAGGAGTCCGACGAATATCAGCGCGGCCAAGAGCACGCCGCGTTCGTCGCGGCGTGGCTCCGCGACGCCGACGACGGCTCGGACTGGCCGCTCAACGTCACGACACTGAAAGAGGCGGGCAAATACGGCCGCTGGGTATCAATAGTTCACCGGCGAACGGACGGCGAGTCACTCACGTCGGCCCTGATCGACGAGTTCGACGATGTCTGAGTCGGATCCCTACGGCGGGCCGCCGGGCGCCCCGGCGACGACCCTCTCCGCCCCCAAGGCCGCGATCGTGCTGGCGTCGTTCCGGAACGACACGCAGACGATCATCTACGATCCGGATCCGGACTGCGACGAGGGGCGCTGGATCGCGTCGACCGCCGCGACCGACCTGCCGATTCGATAGAGTATCACACTAATGCGCGAGCCATACCCCGACGCGTCGACGATCGACGCCCAGACGACGCCGTTCGACGCCGTCAAAACCGCCGCCCAGGGGGCCCAGTTTGCGATCGACCCATCGCAGGGCCTGACCCGCACCCGCTATGGCTGGTACAGTAATGGCGCGCTGTTCGACGACGCGCTGGTCAGCGCCGCCCCGGGAGAGATCACACTCGCGACGACGGCAACCGTGTCGGACGCCGCCCGCATTCGGTCGGCCTTTGCCGGCCAGTACGTCTCTCAGGCGGTCGCCCAGCCCGGGCTGCGGGTGGCCGTCGACGACGCCAACGTCACGTTCACCGACGGCCAGGCGGCGCTCTCGCATGGCGCCATCTATTGCGGCGCGTTCTGGTGGGACGGGGCGGCCGCGCAGGTCGACACGGGGATCGGACTCCGGCTCGACGCCAGTGGCCTCGCGGCGATCTGGAAATCCGACGGCTCGCACTACGGTGCCTCGCCGGTCCCCCAGTCGGACTGGTCGACGGACCGCCTCGACGGCGGTCGGGACCGCAACCCCTCGGGCATCCGGCTGGATCCGTCCGACGGCTGGATCTACAACTTCCCGTTCACGTGGTATAACGCGGGCCGGCTCGCCGTCGGCGTCGTCGACCCCGCCACCGATAAGTTACACATCGCCCACGAGTTCGTCCCGCGCGAGGCCGAGCCGGGGGCGCCGAGCCTGTCGACGGCCAACCTCCCGGTGCAGGTGGCCGTCCGCAACGACGGGACGGCCGATCCCCTCGAAGCGCGCCTCGGCGGGATGCAATACTCGCTGTATGGCGGCCAGGGCGCCCTTGAGCAGCGGGATACGTACGCCGCGGCCGACGCCGTGGCCGTGACGACCGACACGCCGAGCCCGCCGGACCCGATTGCGACGCCGGGCGACCCGCTGTATGCCGTCCGCCGCGAGCCCGGCGCCGACGACATGGAACTGTCACTGCGGGAGTTCGCCGCGACGCCCGATGGCGGCGACATCACGATCACGCTCTGGGACGAGTTCGACCCCGCGACGGCGCTGACCGATGAGGCCTTCGAGCCGACCTTCCGCGCGAACAGTACGGAAACGAAAACGGAGTTCGACCGCTCGGCGACCGCCTACTCGCCGGCGACGGCGGCCTTCCGCGGGCTGCGCCCCGTCGACTCGGGCGCGGTCAACGAGGACGTCGTTACACAGCTCGACATCGAGGAGCGCATCCCCATCGGCGCGGCCCGGGTCGTAGCCGCGACCGATGACGACAGCACCGGCCCGACCGTCGACTACGTCGCGACGACGGTTGAGGGCTACTGACCGCACCCCCGACAGCCATGATGACACTGGCACTCGCAACGCCCTGCGCCATCACAGCCTTTGGTGTGTTCGCCGCCGGCTACGTGTTCGCCGTCGGGACGCTGCTGACGCTGTTGTGGCTTGGCCGCTCCTAATTCATGACCGACGACATCTGTGGCGAACCGGCCGATGGCGGCGGTCTCTGCCAACTTGCGGCAGGATGGGGCCGTGATGAAGACGATGGTCCGTGCAAATACCACGCCGACACGCGACCGGTTCCGCCGAAGCTCACCGAACAACGCATCGCGAGTATGGAGGCAGATCTTCTCAAAGGCCACTCGGTCCGTGCCGCGTGTGGAAGCAACGACATTTCAAGGGATACGCATTACCGCTGGCTTCGGCTAGCAAACGAGCTACCCGACGATGAGACATCCGAGCGGGCCGAGCTGCTATCTGACTATTCTGACAGGGTTACGCACGCGCGCGACGCTGGCGATCACTACCTGGAAAAGCATATCGTCGACATTGCGATTGAGAACGGCGACGCCGCAACGTTACTTCGATACTTGCAGGAACGGCGGGGCGGGGAGGCAAGCCAAGAGTCCGAGGACATGGGTCCACTTGCCCTCATCCCAAGCGACGAGCAGATCGCGGAGATGATTGCCAATGAGTAGTGCGACTTCCCAGGCCGACGGGGCGCTCGCCCCGTACCATGAGCAACTCCCGTTTCTTCGCTCGGACCGGCGATACTATGCGTTTGTGTCCGGCATCGGGGCCGGCAAGACGGTCGCCGGTATCTTGCGGATGCTTAAAAATGTCGACGAGTGGAACGCTGGCGAAACTGGCTTCGTTGTCGCTCCAACCGTCCCCTCGCTCCGGACGACGATTATCCCCGAGCTAGAAAAGTGGGGCATCATCGATCGGTGTGAGTTCAACCGAACCGAAAAGCGGCTTGACTTCCCCAATGGTTCGACCGTCTTTCTAGACTCGGCCGATAACGACCGGAAGATCGAACGGTTACGCGGCCCGTCGATCTCGTGGTTCTGGATCGATGAGGCGGCGACCGTCAACAAGCGGGCGTGGGACATTCTCATCGGCCGGCTTCGTGAGGGACAATACCGGAATGCGTTCATCACCACGACGCCGAAGGGCAAGAACTGGGTGTACGACCGGTTTGTGGACGGCGATCCGGACGATGTCCGCGCCATAACGGGCGTCGCCTCGCACGAAAACGTCCACCTGCCCAATGACTATCAGTCGATTACGGACGAATACGGCGGGCGGTTCCACGATCAAGAAGTCAAGGGCCGCTTCGTTGCGTTTTCCGGCCTCGTCTACCCGTGGTTTGGCGAAGATCACCTCGTCGCCCCGGTCGACCCAACCGAAACGCGGTGGGACGAGACGATTTACGGCGTCGACTGGGGGCACAACAACCCGAGTGCGATCCTCGCGTGGATTCGCCAGGGTGAGACGTGGACGGCCGTCGAGGAGTACTACGAGACCCGCCGGACCGTCAACGACCACGCCCGCGCCCTCGCGGACATGCAGGAGCGCTGGGGGCCGGGGCGGGTCTACTGCGACCCTGCCGAGCCGGCGAACATCGAGCAGTTCCAGCGCGATGGCCTGAACGCCGTCGCTGCCGAGAACGATGTCACGCCGGGGATTCAGCACGTCTCGGCCCAACGCGACCGCCTCCGAGTCGCTGAGACGTGCCAGAACCTCCGCAATGAGTTTTCACAGTACCAATACAAGGACGACGACTCGGATACGCCCGACAAAGTCAACGACCATCTGATGGATAGTGTACGCTACGCGCTCTTTTCGCACGCGAATCGGGCGGGCGGCGGCTTCCTTATTTCCCAGTAACATCCCATGAGTCTCCTCGACAGTCTCCTCCGTCGCACAGACGACGACACCGAGCAACTCGCCCCGGACGACCCCAGCCCCCGCGGCGAGGACCGCGACGGCGGCTTTCTCGTCAGCCTCGTTAGTGGTGGCCGGTCCACCACCGGTGTCGACGCCATCGCCACGGACACGGCCCACCCGCCGGCCGGCATGAAGCGAGCCCACGAGGACTATTTCTATCACCCGCTGGTCACTGCCAGCTACAATCTCTTCGCCGAGACGGTCCTCGAGCCGGGCTACCGGATCACTGCTACCATCGACGGCGGGACTGACGAGGAGATGCAAGAGGCACTGCGCCTGTGGGCGAGCAACGCCGCGATTCACGCGGGGATGGTCAACCAAGACCTCGGCGTCATCCTCGAGGATGTCGTCACACTCCGGCCGAGCTACGGGACGCAGTTCATGGAGGTCGTTGGGACCGAGAGCGATCCACAGGCCGCTGCGGCGCTGATGCTCCACAATCCCGCGACGTTCAAGCAACTCCACCGCGAGGACCAAGCGATCCTCGTCCAGCCGGACGACGACGTCGCGCGCGACCATCCCACGACGCCCAGCGGCGAGGCGGCGGCCTATGTGCAGTATGCCGATTCGCTGTCGGGCTACCGAGACCAGGACGCGATCCCGTTCGCACAGTCCGACCTCGTCAAGTTCGTCCACGACGCGCCGCCGGGGGCGCTGTGGGGGCGGGCCATCTACGAGTCAATCGGCGACCATATCGACAGCCTGCGCGAGAAGTTCAACGACCGGCATTTCGCCATCCGGCAGACGGGCTATCCCCACCGAATCTATTCCTCCGAGACATGGACGAAAGATGAGGCGAAAGACTACGCCGACGCGCACAAGAGCGGGGAGGAGGTCTCGGCGGGTCCGTACACCGATGAGGACTATCAGGAGAGTTTCGCCGGCCGCGTCGACTTCGTCCCCGAGAACGTCGAAGTCCAGACGGTCACGGGTGACGTGCCGGACATCTCGGACGCCATTCGGGACGACATTGAGCACATCTTCGCGGTCCTCCCGCTCGCCAAACTCAAAATCGCCTACGAGGAGGACATCAACCAGTTCGTCGCCGAGCCCCAGATGGAGAAGGACTCGCTGCTCATCGAGGACGAGCGGCAGTACCTCCGGCGCAAGTTCGAGCCGATCGTTGAGCGCAAGGCCAACGAACTGGCGGGCGGGGACTACGACGGCGAAATTCGCTTTGCCATCGAGGCCTCTCCGGAGACCAACCCGCTCCAGCGCGAGGACTTCCCCGCCGAGAACTTCTCGACGGCGGCGACGGCCATCAACGACCTGTATGCGGCGGGCGCACCGCCGGAGTTGATCGCCATGCTCCTCTCGAACGCGGGCGTCGATCTCGAAGCAGCGCGCGAGGAGTTCGGCTTCACGCCCGACGACCTCGCCAGTCTCGATGTCCCCGAGGACAGCGAGGCCGGCCAGGCGCAACGGGAGGCCATTGAGACTGCGCCTGACGTCGAGGACGCGGACTGACTTCTCCCACGTTTCATGCCGAAGTTCAAGGGCGGCCCGGCGGATATGGCGACCCGGCAACTCGAATACGCTCGGGCGCTGCGGGCGCCGTATATCGCCATCCGAGCGGAGCTGCGCCGCGGCATCGTCGACCGGGGCATCTTCGACGGCGTCGTCGGCGCACAGTCCGACGGCCCGTCGGGCGCGGTCTCCGAGCAACTCGCGCCCTCCTTCGACCCGGATGACCTCACACCGGATGACTTCCGGTTCGACGACCCGGCCGGCGCCGACGAGCGGTTCATGGACTGGCTCCGGCGCCAGCAAACGCGGGGCGTCCTTGAGACGATCAGCCGGGGCGACAACATCTACATCCGGCGGGCGCTGTCGGATGGCGACCGCTTCGCGCTTGCCCGGCTCCGCGAGAACAACATCTCGGTCCAGGGCAACGCCCTCCCGGCAGAGGCCTTCCGGATCCGGACGGCCGGCTCGCAGGCCGCCTATGCCGCGATGGAGTTCAACCGGCCGCTGCCGGCGTCGACGGTGAAGCTCCTGTTCGATCGCAATTTCGACCAGCTCGAAAAAATCACGACCGACACGGCGGGGCAGATCAACCGCGTCCTCTCGGAGGGCCTCATTGCCGGGCAGAACCCCCGCGACATCGCCGCTGACATCGCCGACCGCATCGACGCGGTCAGCTACGATCGGGCGACGACAATGGCCCGGCACGAAATTCTCTACGCGCACAACGAGAGCGCGAAAGCACGCTACCGCCAGCAGGGCGTCGCCCGCGTGAAGGTCCTCGGGACGTCGCCCTGCGATATTTGCGACCCGTATGTCGGCAACGAGTACCTACTCACCGATCTCCCGGAGGGCGGCCCTCCCTTCCATCCAAACTGTGTGGGATCGATAGCTCCAGCATTGGGGAGATAGAAGGCCTTATGGTTGTGTATGCACTATCTACCCTATGCCTTCGGAAGCGGAGTTGGAGTTCATCAGGGAGAATCACTTCTGCCTCTCAAACGAAGAATTGGCCGAAGAGTTAGACGTGGCCCATAGCACAATCTCGCGCTGGAAACGCAGCCATCTTGACTTGCCCCGGGCTTGCGAAAAGAACCGCGTCGAATACGAATACGGCGATTCCATTTGTGAGATTTTGGACAGGCTCCACAATGAGGAGTTAATGACCACGTATGAGATGGCCGACGAATTGGGCGTGGCCCGGAAGTCAATCGAACGGTGGTGGGAAGACTGCCCTGGTGTGAAAAAGCGAAGCCAGTCCGAGGCCACGGAATTGGCCTATAGTCAAATGTCCGAAGAGGAGCGCATGAAGCAAGTGAAGGCAGCGCATGAAACTCTCCGAGAGAATTATGCGAATGGGGAAGGCACGCTCCAAAAATGGCACCGAGATAACCCCGAACGGGCAAAGCAGCAGGCCCGCGAAGCCGCGGCGCTCGGTACTCCTGCCCGTGAGCAAAACGGGATGGAGGGCGTCACGGGCCAAGACCACCACGGCTGGACCGGCGGAAAGTCGCTGTATGACGCTCTCAAGAAACAGCTTCCGGGGCGGTCGTGGTACTCTATCCGGGAGACTGAGCGTGCCGATCAGTGCTACAAATGCGGATGTTCCGACGGCCGCTTGAGTATCCACCACATCGTCCCCGTAATGGCCGGTGGAACGAACGGGGAATACAACCGAATGACGCTTTGTGAGGAGTGTCACGGCGTTGTCGAGGCGTTCACTTGGGACGTCTTCGCTGACCCCGTCTACGACGTTTCGTAGCGCTCCAAACTGTGTGGGGTCGCTAGCCCCAGTCGTTCCCTCCTAACCCGAGATTACCATGCCACCGATCATTGACATCGACACGACACTCGACGCCAGCGGCGGCAGCAACGACACCGTCACCCGGGCCTACCAGATCCACAACGACAGCGGGCTCTTGCACGTCGTTCTGCGCGGCGCATCAACCAGCGCCGACGTGTACGTGGAAACCCGTGGCGCCGAGGACATGGACTGGGCCGACTACCTCAGCCCGACAACGGGCGCCGACCCGTCGTCGGAGTACGTGGACGTGACGGGGGTCGACCTCGCGGACGTCCCCGAACTCCGCCTCCGAATCGTCAATCAAGACGGCACGAACACGGCCGACGTCCGGGCCGTCGTGCGGATGGACTGACACAGGAACACTCATGAATACATCTCTCTACGAGCAACTCTCGCATGGTGGGGCGGCCACCGTTGGCGCTGCTGCCGATACCCCGCCGACCGTCCGGATCGTCCCGATCGCCGAAGGCGAGATCACGGAAGGCCAGTCCGGCGAGCGGGCCGTGTTCGGCCAGGATGCCCTCCGGCAGGCGGCCGAGTCGGGCGCCCTCGACGGTGCGACCATCGTCAAAGGCGAGGGCGGAGAAAACCCACATTTCCCGATGGACGAGCAGGTTCCGCCGGAGCACGTCCTCGGCCGGGTCGACTCGTGGACGTACGAGGCGGGCGTCGGCCCCGTCGGCACGGCACAGCTCGCCGACGGGGAGATGGCCCGCCGGATCGACCTGGACTTACTCGACGTGAGCGCCGATCTACTCCGGCGGCTGGGCGACTACGACGAAACTGCCGATGCCCGCCGGGTCGACGAGATCGTCGCCATGCCCCGGATCACGGTGCTCGAGCAGGGCGCCGCGCCGGGCGCATCGATCGAGACGGCCGACGCGGAGGCGCTGGCCGCCTCCGATGCCGGGCAGTTCCTTCTTGCGGACAGCGCCGCCGACGGCGACGCCGACCAGCACAGTCCTTCTGACGAGGGGGCGGAATCCTCCGCAGACGACCGCGACACCGACACAACGGACAACTCAACACACATGTCAGACGAGGACGACGTGACGAAGGCCGAACTCCGCGAGCAGCTCGCGGCAGCGAAGGCCGAACTCGAACAGACTGAACAGGAACTCGAACAGACGGAGGAGAACCTCAAAGCCGAGCGCGAAGAGGCCGAAGCACTTGAGGAGGATCTTGAGGAGACTGAAGCGGAACTCGAGAAAACCGAAGCGGAACTTGAGGAGAAAGACGAGCAGGTAGACGGCTTCAATCAGGCCCTCGCCCACCGCCTCGCCGGGGATGACGACCGCTTCGACCCCGACGAACTGGCCGAGCGCTACTCCACCCAGGAACTCGCCGACAAGGTCGTTCAGAGTGAGGACCTCGCCGACGACGAGGAGCGCACGGCCGACGATTTCGACCCCGTTGCGGCCGTCCAAGATCACCTCGCCGCGTCGCCGGCCCACCGCGGTACGCCCACCGGCGAGCCCGGCGACGGTGGCGGCGGGAGTGCTGGCGGCCAGCCCACCGAGGAGCAACTCGCGGCCGCCAACGATTGGGCCTACGAGGCGCTCACCGGCGACGACATCGTGCAAGCCAGCGGCGAGGAGCAACTGTCGCCGCGCGAACTCGCCGCGGAGAAGACGGGCGTCGACCCGGCGACGTGTGACTCGCGCCAGGAGTTCCTCCGCAAGCTGAACAGCGACGCTGCCAGCGGCACGGGGGGTGAGGCCTGATGCCGGTCGCACACCTCGAGCCGGGCGCTCGCGTCTCGGTCGAACTCGTGGCCGACTCGTCCGGGAACGTCGCCGCCGCCAACGACCTCGTCGAGATTGCGGGCGAGACGGCGTCGTATCCGCAAGTCTCGGTCGTCGAAAACGCCGGCGCGGGCGTGGCCGTCCTCGAACGGCTCCCCGAGGACTACGACGAGACCACGACCTACGGCGCCGGCGAGGTGGTCGGTGAGACAACCGTCCGCCTGCGCCACGGCGTCGACTGGGTGCCCGTCGACGGGGCCTACACGCCAACGGCGGGCGACCAAGTCGTCTCCGACGCGGGGGGCGACATCCGGGCGTACGATGCGGCCGGTGGCGACACGGCGGACATGCTCCTCGGCCGGGTCTGGCTGACCAACGCGGCCGGCACCGAGTACGTGTCCGGGATGGCGGCGGTCATCCGCCATCGCTGACTCCCGGCGCGCCAGCGCCCTGGAGCGCGGTGTATCGCACGCTGACTAACCGATTCTAGATCACCAATCCACAACAGATGCCAGAAGCAACCGTTCGAAACGCAGACCTCCTGAAGCCGGAAGTCATCCGCAACCAGATGGTCGATAAGGCCGACCAGATAGAGCGGATTGAGATGGGCGATGGCCAGCAGTACGCCAGCGCCATGTCGGAGTTCCCGCTGATCAACCTCGATAACCCGACTGAGCACTACTACACCTACGACGGCGCCACGGCGCGGATGCACCCGACGTCGTACGACGCCGAGTCGCCCACTGGGGAGATCGATCTGCCGTCCAAGGAGGACATCACCATCCAGTCGTACAAGGAGAAATTCAACCCCCAGAAGGGCGTCGAAACGCATCTCTCGGGAATCTCCCCCGGCGCGTTCTCTAGAGCAGTCTCAAAGCTCCAACTGAAGATTTTCTTCACCCGCGAGCAGATCGCCTGGCGTGGCGACGAGGCCGTGGATGGCCTCATCGGCCAGTTCGGGGGGAGCGCCCACCCGGACATCGACAGCGATCACGTTATCGACGTCGCGACCGCCTGGTCGGATTCGGCCAACGCGACGCCGTACGACGACGTCACGAGTCTCGCCTTCGAGATCGTCAACAACGGCTATCTCGGCGGCAACCAACAGGTCCTGCCCAACATCTACATGGGCGCGGAGACGCTGCGCGACCTCAAGCAGACCGACGACATGGAGGACCGCCTCCCGTCGACGAACTACCAGCAGGTCACCAGCGAGGCCCTCGCGAACCTCATCACCGAGAACGTCAACAACATCCTGCCGGTGATGGTGTACGCACCCCGCGAGGACGCCGACGGCAACTTCATCGACGCGAACGGCAACGAAGTTGACGACGCCGGCAACGCGGCCATGGACAACATCCTCGAACCATACGACCCCAGTTCGGGGACCGTCCAGCGCAACGTCGTCATCGGGCGGCCGGGAGCGTCGTCGGCGTTCTTCCCGTGGTTCCTCGACCGACTGCAGGAGCGCGAGGGCGAGGTGCCCGGCGACATGTCGATCGACCCCAACAACGGCTTCTTCACGCAGGTGTGGAACAGCCCCGACCCGATCGCGACGTATCTCGCTGCGAAGCAGGAGGTGGGATTCACAATCCAGCGTGGCGAGAATTGGGCCCTGCTCCGCGGGGTCTGAGCGCCCATGACCGAGCTTCGGTGGACGCGCGACACCGTCTTCGCCGACCACCGCCGTGGCGTCGTCGCCCGCGGCCCAGGCGTCTACGACGTGCCCGAGGCGGCCGTCGAGGAGTATCTCGGCCACCCTTGTGGCGGCTGGGAGCGCCCCGAGGATCCCGAGGACGAGGACGACGGCGACGATACCGACGCGAACGACACCGCCGTCAACGACGAAGCCGACACCGAGGACGAGCGAAGCGAGTTCGACGTCGACGCGTTCCTTGATCGGACACCGATGGAGGATGTCGTCGCCGACATCGCCGCCGGCGTGACCGATGGTCATCTCGACGCCGTCGCCGAGGCCGCCGAGCGTAAGGGCGTTCAGGAGGCGGTCAAGGACCGCCGCGCGGCGCTGTCAGAGGGCTAACCAATGCCGTTCCCGTACGTCACGCCAAAGGCGTTTCGCGACGAGTACGCTCCGGACGCGACTGACCTCGGGTTCGAATCGGATGCGGATTACAACGCATTGCTTGATCGGGTTCTCAAACAGGAGTCCGCTCGCGTTGAGAGCGACGAGTACGCCAACGCTGAGTGGCGCGACGCCCTGACGGTCCCGCCAGTCATCTACGAGGCGGTCGTCCGGCTTGCACGCGTCCGCATCGATAGCCGGAGTGCTGACATCCTCTCCTCGGAGCGTGCCCCGGATGGTCGTCAAGAGAGTTACCGCCCACCGGCGGATATCCGAGCCGACGTCCGTGAGGAACTCCGCGCCGCCGGCTACGGCAGCGGCGACTTCTGGACCGTCACGCGCTAATCACCAGTCCAACACATGACATTCGAAACCACCTATCGAAAGTCGGGCGACATCCGCCCGCCATTAGAGGCAACGATCTCCCGGCCCGAAGACTCGGGGCCGGTGGACCTGACCAACGCGAGTTCGGTGTCGGTCTACGCCCGTGCCCCTGACGGGACGATGGAGATCACCGACGCGGCGGCGACGATCGACGACGCCGCCAACGGCGCGGTCTCCTACTCCGCGGGCTCGGGCGAACTCGCCGTCGCTGGCGAGTACCAAATCGAGTGGAAGGTGTACTGGGCCGGCGACGACACCGACTCCGAGCGGTTCCCGAAGAAGAACTACCAGAACGCGAAGGTCCAGACCGAACTGAGCTAACGCGTCCGTCATCAGCGCCGCCTCGCTCCCCTATTCCTCCGGATGCTCCGCCGCCCCGACACTCACGAGTTGCGCGTCTATTCGCTCGACGAGAGCACACGCGAGTACCAGCTCACGGCGACGCTGTCGGTGCAGGCGTATCCGCCGGGGACGGAGTCGGCGACGGGGGCCCGCCAGACGATGGGCGGGCTCGCCGAAGACGCCGACATGGTCGCGGGGACGACCGACGCGGCCGCCGACGCGATCGCTGCTGGCCAGTCGGTCGTCTTGGCGCGCCGCGATGGGAGTGCTGCTCGCGCCTATCTCGTCGAGAGCGTAACGCCACTTACAGGCCGGTACGGCGGCGTGGATTACTGGGCGCTCGGCCTCGCCCGCGAAGAGGGCGCCGACCTATCGCTGTTCCCCACTCCCTGAGCCGTCCCACAATAATGGATATCAACATCGACTGGAAGACGGGTAAGTCACCCCGAGCGTTCGCCGGCAAGATGGCGGCGTTCAAGCGCCGCCTTGACGACGAACTTGAGGCAGCAATGCAGGACGCGGTCACGTGGGTCGAAGCCGACGCGAAAGAGCGCGCGTCGGTAGAGAACCCTTGCCTTGGCAACTGTCCAATGGTAACACAAGAACTAACCGTCCCGGTACCATGGCAAATCCATGGAGAAGGCGTACGAAGACCGAGAAACGCTCCGGCGGCTATACCATAGGGAACAAATGACGATGTCTGAGATGGCGGAGGAGTTGGAGTGTAGCCACACGACCATCCACAAGTACATGGACAAACACGGCATCCAAACACGAAGCTCGGCCGAGTCCCGAGAACTCCGCGGTACAGGGACAAACGGGTGGGGCGGTGGTCCTCATCGAGACCCCGAATGGCTCCGCACTCGGTATCGGGATGAAAAATTGTCCATCGCCGAAATGGCCGATGAAGCCGGTGTTTCGGAGGCGACCATCATTCGTCAGATGGAACGGCACGGAATCGATCGGCGCCCAGGGCACGTCACCCACGTCCTCCGCAACCCCGGCGCGGGCTTCGTTCAAGCGGATGCAAGAGGGTACGAAATGGTCAAGCATTCCGTGGGAGACCATACGTACAACTATCCCATTCACCGGCTCTTGGCGATTGCCAAATACGGCTATGATGCCGTAGAGGGTGCTGTCGTACATCACCGAAATTCTGTCAAATGGGACAATCGTCCTGCGAACCTCGAACTCCTTGAGAGCCAATCTAAACACGCAAAGCACCATGACACTTCCCGGCAACGCGACGACCGCGGGCGGTTTGAGTAGCCTGCCGGCCTTCCCCCCCCACCTAGGCCCACTAATGGTTGACATCAATGTCGACATTGAGTGGAAACGTGGCCGGTCGCCGAAGTCGATGATCGCCCGCCTTGGGGCGTTCGAAAAACGCCTCGACAAAGAACTTGAGGCAGCAATGCAGGACTCGGTACAGTGGGTCGAACGAGATGCGAAGGGACGTGCACCCACGGACACCGGGGCTCTGCGAGCATCTCTGGCAGGCATGGTCAAGCCGACGGTGGACGACGCCGTCAAAGGCTATGTTGGGTCGAACTTAGACTATTCAAAATTCCAAGAATTCGGCACGTCGAAGATGGGGGCCCAGCCCTACCTTCGGCCAGCAATCGAAGCGAACCGCGACCGGATCAAAGAACGGTTTGAGCAAGCCGTCCACGACGCGGCCCGCGGCCTGTTCTGATCCTCAGTCATGGCCTTCGACGAGTCAACCGACCTCACGCCTGGTCGGCCAGCGCATGCTGTCGCGCAGGCCATCGACACGCTCCGCGGCGACGCGGAGCTCGTCGACTGGCTTGGCGGCGACAGCGATGTGATCATCGACGGCCACGGAAGCGGGGACGTCCCCCCGCGAGCGCTGGCCGTCGAGGACGTCGTCGGCGGGTCGGCCCAGTCGGGGCAGGTCGAGACGAGCCGCATCACCATCCAAGTGACGCCACTCGTCGGCCGGTCGGTCTACCGGGCAGAACCGGACCGATACTTGTCGGCTGTCCGCGACCGCGCCATCGAAGTACTCCGCCGGGACGGCATCGGGCCGGGCTATCGGTATCTCGGCTCGACGGATGACCTCGCGTTTCCCGAACCACAGACGGCCGACGACATCGACGCCGTCATGCAGCACATGGGCCGGGTCCAGTTCGTCGCCGAACTGGTTGCGAACGACCTGCCATAGCGGCATCGCCACACACCTACCGAGTCCGGGGCGACAGGACTCGCGGCTGGCCGCCCGGAGCGGCCATTCCTGACATACACACAGACCAATGGCAGTTAGTGATTTCAACCCCGAGAATCCGCTTGCCGGCGCCTATGCGTTCATCGGCGTCAGTGACGATCTCTCGGTGACCGACCCGACGATCAGCTGGATCGCCTACCGTAGCGACGAGATCAACTTGAGCCAAGATTGGGAGAACGCAGAGTGGTCCTTCCCCGAGCAGGTCGGCACCGTCCGCCAGTACCTGCACAATTCTCGGGATCTCGAGTTCGCGCTCGCGGCGCACGTCGGTATGTCCGAGCTCAAGGACCTCGGCATCGTCGACGCGAACGACGAGCTGAAAGACACCGTCACCAAGGATGTCCGCATCAAGGTGTTCAAAAACGTTCCGGACGACGTCGACACGGCGACGGCGGACATGATCGTCGACGGCTACAGTGCCGAACTGACGATGACGGAGCTCAATCTTGCCCAGGATGGCGGCACGTCCTCGATGGCCGCCTATATCAACGGCAAGGTTGAGATCTACGAGAACAACGCCTAACCAACCCAATTCATGTCCGAGAGCGACACCACGTCCACGACGGAGGCTGCGATCAGTGGCGACGCCGGCTTCGAGGCGCTGGTCGACGACGCCAACAAGCGCCAGCGCGAGCAGGAGCAGGAGGTGTCGGCCGCCGCGCGCAAGAAACGGCGGTTGCTGGAGGCCAAGCGCCACCGCGAGGAGTCGGCACCGCCGGTCACGGTGACGCTAACCGACCCCGACAACGAGGACCTTGAACTGCGCCCAGAGCTCTGCGGCGAGGAGTTCATTTTCGACCCGATCTCCAGCGAACACAAGAGTTTCTTGGAGGATGTCGTTCTTGAGTTCGCCGGCGCCGACCCTGACGGGCAGGACCTCCCGCCGGCACAGGCCCGGAAGATGAAGGAGGCGAAAGAACGCCTCCTCCAAATCCTCGTCGAGTACACGGCCGACGCGTACGACGAGTCGTTCTGGACGGAGATGACAGACTACACCGACCGGCAGATCATCGTCGGTGACGCCATCGCCGAGCAGGGAAAGTAACGGGCGGGCTCGCGCCCAGCGAGGCCCGGGACTTCGGCCACGACGGAGGCTTTGGCTTCTGGTGTTTGCTGCGGGAGTTCGGCCTGACGCTCGAGGAGTTCGCGGCGATGCACCCCAGCGAACGCGCCTTCTACGAAGGCGGCTGGCAACGGCTCAAAGAAGAACGCGATGATGGCGGCTCCTCGGCGGATCTTGGGTAGTCCACCCCGACTCGCGAGCTGCTTGACGAGCCCGCCGAGGTTCGGAACGGCGAGGGCACCCTCGTCGCGCTGTGCAGAGAGTGCCACGGCGAGTGGGAGGGGATCCCACTGAAACCACAGTTCGGCGACTGACCGAACACTTAACAGGCCCGTAGCGACGAAGTAGCTGCGATGTCGTGGAATCGGAACCAGAAGCTCGGGGCCGTGTGCCTCGTCCTCGGCGGCGGCCTCTGTTTCACCCTGATCGGTGGTATCGTTGGCCTCCCGATGGCGATCGTCGGCGCGTGGCTCTGGAAACGCGGCGAAGCACAGAACACCGATAACGCGGCCGCGGCGTAACTGCGGCACCGTTCTCCACCGGCACGCACCCTTCTGAGAGACACCTGTACCAATGGCATTTGAAGCGCTCGCAGCCCGGATGACCCTCGATAGCGGCGACTACGTCTCGTCGATCGGAAGAGCGGAGGCCGCGACTGGCTCCCTCGGCGCCACGGCGTCCGATCTTCAAGGGACGATGGCCGCCGCCGGGGCGGGGATCGCTGCTGTGGCTGCGGGTGGCATGGCCGCGGCAACCCGCGAGGCCATGCGCATGGGGCAGAATTTTGCGGATCTCCAGAAGGTCACGAGCAAAGGAATTGCGGAAGGGCTTAAAGACGACATCACGTCGCTGTCCGAGCAACTCCCCATCGCCCGCGAGGAATTGACCACCCTAGCCACCCAGGCCGGGAAGTTCGGTGCCGAGAGCGAAGAGGCGATCGCCGGCTTCGTGTCAGCTGTGGGACGCATCCAAACCGCGACGGATATGGCTGCCTCTGTCGCCGGAAAGCGCTTCGCGAAGATCGCTGGTGCGGTCGGGATGCCGATGGGTGCCGTAGACTCGTTGGGTAACGCGGTGAACAAGTTGGCAGATTCGTTCAAAACCGATGCCGGCGAAATAACTGACACTGCCACGCGAGCCTCAAACGTCCTCGCTCAGCAGCTCGGCCTCGGCGAAGACGCCGTCGTTGCCCTGTCGGCCACCATGAACGAAGTAAGTTCGTCATCGCGGTTAGCCGCTGGCGGGCTCAAGCGCGCGGCCGAGGCGATGCTCTCGCCGAAAAAGGTAAGCGACATCGCGGCGGCGTTGGGGATCACCGGCCAGAAGTTCCGGTCTCTACGCCAGTCAGATCCCCACGGCCTAATGAAGCGAATCGCCAAGCGGATGGCTGAAGGGGGCGAGTCGGCCGCCACGCTCCGCACGGCCGTTGGGACGCGGGCCGCACGCGCGTTCTCGAAGCTTGGGTCGCAACTCGGGACGACTGAAAAGGCCCAGAAACTCGTCAATCAGCAGTTCGAAAATGGGACAAGTCTCAACCGCGAGCTATCGATTCGGACGGACACGCTCGCGGGGAAGATGCAACTCGCGGAGGACAAACTCCGCAATCTCGCCGCGTCCACCGGCCAAGCGTACATGCCAGCGGTCAAAGCCGCGGTGGGGGTCCTCGGTGGGTTCCTTGACCGGCTTACATCCGTCAACGAGGCAACAGATGGGATGGCAGGTGCCATCGGGCTGGCGACGACTCTTGTGGGTGGGCTGACAGTCGGACTCGGCGGGTTGATTGGCGTCCTGCAAACAAGTACGGCAGCCACGGCGGCGCTGTCAGGGGCTGCGACGGCCTTGTCAACGGGGCTGACGCTCGTATTGGCCCCGCTGGCTGCCCTCGGGGCTGCGTTCGTCGCCTACAAACAGAACCTGCTGGGGTTCCGGGATGGGGTGGCCCAAGTCGTTGCAACGCTTCAGTCGTCGTTCGCCCCAGCACTCCAGCAGGCCCGCACGCTGGTAAAAACTGTCGTCACGACCATCGCGTCCGTCTGGCAGCAACGCGGTGGCGAGGTCATTGCCAGAATTCAGGAAATCGGGAGTCTAATCAAGGCTGATTTAATCCCCGTCATCAAATCACTCGCCCCGATCGTGCAGGGCGCGCTGGCCCGTGTGACGCAGTTCTGGAACCAGCACGGCGATGCGATCGTCAACGGCGCCATCACCGCGATTGTTGCGGGGTTGGATGCCCTCGTCGCCGGCTACCGTGCCCTCCGGCAGGGGGTGCAGGTAGCCCTCCCCGTCATCCTTGATCTCTGGAACCGGTACGTTGAGCCAATCGCCACTCGGGCGGTGGCTGTCTTCCAGTCGGTCGTCAGTGCTGCCCAGACGTACCTCCCGCAGGCCCGGCAGACAGCCCAGGCGTCAACCGCTGGGATCAGCCAAGTCTGGACGCAGTATATCGAGCCACTGGTTGCGAGCGCCCAGCGGGTGTTTTCGACCATCCAAGCGGCGGTCGCCCGCTATATGCCCCAGATCCGGCGGATCGTCCGAAAGACGCTCCTCGTAATCGACCGGCTCTGGACGAACGTGCTCGTGCCGTTGGGACAGATCGCCCAGCAGGTATTCGGCAAAATCGCGTCGATCGTCGGCCGATACATGCCCCAGATCCGGGCAGTCTTCATGACTGGCGTGGAGGCGATGCGGGCGCTCTGGAAGCGGTGGGGTGACGACATTCTCCGCATCGGGCGGATGGTGTTCAATGCCCTCCAATCGATCGTCTCTGCCGCGGTCGATGCACTGACCGCTCTCTGGAATTTCTGGGGCGAGCAGTTCGTCGCCGTCGCGCGGTTCACCTTCGATCTACTGCGCGGCATCTTCGAATCGGCACTTAACACGATTGAGGTGATCCTTGACGTCGCCCTAGCTGCGCTCGAAGGTCGGTGGGGCGACGCCTTGGATTACTTCATTGACTACTGGAAACAAACGTGGACGGGGATCTTCGACTTTATTTCAAAGTGGGTCGGTCGTTTCATCGGGTGGTTCGACTCAACGTTCGTCCAGCCGCTCATCGGATTTTTCGAGCATCTATATCAGAAGATCATTGGCGGGTCGCTCATCCCCGATCTGTTCAACGGCATCCGGTCGTTCGTCGAGGACTGGGTCGGCTCGTTCGTGGAGTGGTTCAAAACGGACTTCATCGACGTCGTGATCGGCCACTTTGAGACGCTCTATGGTGACGCCCTTGGGTGGGTGTCCGATCTGATCGCCGATATTGACTCGGCGATTCGGGGCTGGACACTCGTCTCCGACATCGCGGGGTTGTTGAGCGATGTCGTCTCGAAATTCAAGAATATGTACAACGACGCGCTCGGCTGGGTCGAAGATCTCATTTCCGACGCCAACAGGGAAGTTTCGAACTGGGATCTCGCGAAAAAGGTTGCCCAAGCAGTTGAGGACGCCAAGAAGGAAGTCTCGAATCTCTACGAAAACGTCGTCGGCGGGTCGATTATCCCCGACATGGTTGAGGACTCGAACAAAGTCATCAAGCAGTGGGATCTCGGCCGCGTGATGAGCAAGCCGATCGACGACGCAATCGGCACCGTTGAGCAACTGCCCGCTGCCGAACCGCCGACGGCGGCGCTCGCCCCGCGGCCGCGCGCCGCCGGCAGCGGCGGCGACACGATCAACATCGACGTGACGGTCGAAGGCGACGGCGACGAACGGACAATCAAGCAAGCGGTGCAGGAGGCGCTCGACGCTCGTGGGCGCAAACAAGAGCGCACGGTACGGACCTCCGCACCCGGGACGTCGCTCACACGCTAACTCGTTATGCCACACGACGACGCCGGCGAGCCACAGTTCGGAGAAGCAACCTATGGCGGCGCCACCGGGACGCAGTATGGCGGTGTCGATCATCCCGCGGCGGTACCGTACAACGCACCGTGGCGGGTCAACTACGTCCGGGTTGACGGCCTGACCGAGACCCCGACGGCCATCCCCGGCGAATCGGCGAGTTACAACTGTGTCCTACTTCCCGCGGGCGCCTTCCAGGATCATATTGACCGCTGGGCGATTCTCCGCGACCGAGTGCGCCGCGGTCCCACCGTCGACACCTGGCAGACGCCCGACGGGAGCGCCCACTACCGCGAACAGCATAGCGCCCCCGACGGCGCCCAACTCGTCGAGATCGCCCCGCTCGCGCCGGAGCACGATGCGGCCGGCACTCCGCAGGACCCACCGCCGGGGCGCGACTCGGCGTTCCAGGCACGGTATGCCGTCGTCACGGGCGGGTCGATCTCGGCGACGCGCGTCCCCAAGGAGGCGACTGCGATTACACTGGAGACGACGACGATCGCCCTTGGCGACGGGTTCCCAACGCGGGACGCACTCCGCGACGCGCGCGAACATAATGGCTTCTAATCATGGTAGCGACACGCACGTTCGACGGCATCGACGCGCTGCACGAAAACCAGCAGCGGGCGGCGTCGCAGGGGACCGGCCACGTCGACGGCTGCGAGGTGACGCTGGCGAATAACACGACGGCGATCGAACTCTCGATCGCCAGCGGGAGCGTCCGCATCGAGGACTCGGGCGTCAACGTCGGCAGCAACTCAGTCACGCTCTCGCAGGGCGACGGGCAGTTCCCCCGGAAGGACGTCATCACGGCGAATTCGAACGGCGGCATCGCCGTCTACGAGGGGACGCCGCGGCGCCCCGACTCGGCGAGTGTCGCGGCCGAAACGACGGCCGTCCGGCGGACGGCCCAGCCCGCCCCGGACGATCTCGCGGCGGGCGACGACTGGGCCGATCACGTCGTCCTCGCCATCGTCTGGGTGCCGCGACGGGCAGACTCGTCCGATGATCTCAATAGTGGCGACGTCTGGCAGCGGACCGTCTCCCCCGTCCGCGCCGGCGCGGGCGCAGTCGTCCACGACAGCGTCTCGAAGACTGGCGATGGGTCGAGCAAGCGGTTCACGCTCTCGCATAGCTTCGGCACTACTCCCACGGACGCGCAAGTCGAGCCGACGACGAGCGCGGCGTCGACGGACTTCTGGGAGGTCGACGTGACCGCTACCGATGTTACGATCAAATACGCGGCGGCGCCGGCGAATGGTGCCGCACTCGGCTGGTCGGTAACGACCATCGGCGAGGCGAGCGCCCGGGAGTTTGCGGTCGACACGCCGACCGCGTCGGGCGACGGGACGGCCACGCGCTTTACGGTTGCGCACTCGCTGACGGAGCTCCCGACGGTCGGCATCGTCACTGCTGCGAGCGTGGATGCTCGCGGTGTCTTCGGCGTCGACCCGTCGTCGTTCACGAGGTCCGACCTCGTCATCGAATACGATAGCGCGCCACCCAGTGGGACGGACAACCTGACGTGGCACCTATTTACGAGGTAGTCAATGCCATATACTCCAGAGACCAGCGACGCGATTGACTCACTCGCAGAGGCCCAACTCCTCGCCGCCTATCAGCGCAGCGCATGGAAAACGGGGTGCGACGTCACGGTCGGGGCGTCCACCACATCGGTCGACGTCGACATCACGAGTGGGACGGTTAAACTCGAAGGCTCGGATGCGTCCGTTAGTTCAGGGAGCGTCACCCTGTCGGACGGGCATATCGACCATCCTCGCGTTGACGTCGTCTATGTCGACGCGGCGGGCGCGCTCGCGAAAGCGACGGGCGCTCCCGAAGCACCCAAGCCGGGCGACCCGTCGAAGGCGGGCGGCCCCGACTACGACGACTGTTTCCGACCGGCGCCATACGACATGGGCGCGGAGTTCCCGGCGGCGTCGGTCCTCGCGACGGTGTGGGTGCCCGCGAATGCGACGGAGTCGGCGGACCTCCCGAGCGCGGGTGTCGTCGACCGTCGCATCCCCTACGTCCAGATTGATGGGCTGACGCAATCCGAGGGTGACTCGCGATATATCAACGAGAGCGGCGACACGATGGGCGGCCAGCTCCAAGTCGCCGATCTCGTCGACGACGTCGGGAACGCCTACGTCACCGATGCGTTCGTCGCCGGCGCCCGCGTCGACCTAGCCGTCCACGCCGAGGACGCCGCCAGCGGGAGCGATATTGATTTCGCCGTCGACAGTGCCGACCCCGGCCCGCCGGATACGGGCACGCGCATCTGGTTCGACACGAGCTGATACCTGCCGATGGCACGGAGTTACAATATCGACGAGGTATTCCCTCGAGCCATTATCGACGACGGGACCGACAGTGGCTCCCGCCCGGGCGTCTCCCGCGTCGTCGCCATCGACGCGAGTGGCACCTATACCACCGTCTGGACGCCGGCTTCAAAATCCACCCAAGACGACTTCGAAGATGGCGATCTCGCGGAGTACGACCGCACCGACGGCTGGTCAACGACGGCCTCGCCCACCTACGAGGGGAGCTCTGCGGTCGGCAACAGCCCGTCCTCAGAGGAGTATCTCGTCGCCCTCGAAGGGTCGCTCCCGGTCGACTTCGCGCCGGGTGATGTTTGGCACGTCCCGGTCTATTTCCTCGCGAACTCGTGTGAAGTCTACTGGGGCGACCAAGATACGACGAACTCGGATCAGTACGAACTCTCGCTGCGGGAGGACGGCTCGCTCGACGTCTTCAAAAACGAGAGCGGCACGGACACGAAACTCCGGAACGTGTCGGCGACGTCCGTCCAGGCGAATCTCGACAACAATTGGATTCACATCTTCATCGAATGGGACCCGGGGCTCTACTCGGGGAACTACGACCCCGACGATTCCGACGACTCGCACACGGGCGACTTTCTCGTCACCGTCACTGACGATGACGGCATTCCGGTCGTCCAGGCGTTCGTTGACGCGAACGACACCACGTTCCGCTCGGGCGGCATCGCGATGGTCCTCAAGGGCGGCGAAGAGGGCTATTACGACAAGCTGGAGGTCGGCGACCGCGCGGCGTTTGACCTCTACTCGCCGAATCGGCCACACGAGCCCGATGAGATCGACACTTGGAACAACTGGCGGATGGAAGATTGGGTCAACGATACGGATAAATTCCGGCTCGCCGGCGAGCCGGAGATCACGCCCGCAGTCGGGGAGTTTTGCCTCGCCAACGACGCCGGCTTTGGCTTCTCTCGCATCGGCGCCGTCCAGGGGAATGGCTTTCCCAACTTGCTCCCCGACGGCGGGAAAGCCCGCCTCTACGTCCAGTCGGACGCCTTAGATGGGTTGCAGGGCGTCCTCGGCGCCTATGCGGACTCCTCGAACTGGTCGCGGTTGGAGCTGCGCCGCGGCGAGGATCGCATCCGTGTTGTCGATAACGTCTCAGGAAGCAAGACCGTCCACGCCGACATTGGATCGGTCGGCCTGTCGGCAGACGTCTGGCGGGAAATTACTGTCGACCGCAGCGACAGCGGGACGATCCGCTTTGTGATGGCCGACGGGAGTGGCGGGACGCATATCGACCACACGCACACGCTCGACGGGAGCCTCGCGAACAACCCCGGCGTCGCGGTACAGGGGAGCAGCAACGACACGGCGACATTCTACTTCGACGACTTTCGTCAAGAGTGATTAGTCATGACACGCAGAATACGGAATGGGAGCGGCGCGCAGCCCATCGACATCAACTTACTGACGCGGGCCACCAACGGCTACGGCGTCGTCCGAGGGATCGGGAACAATTGCGCGACGGTTCTCGGCGACGACGGCACCGGCACTATCGAGGCCACCTGTCAAGGCGGGACAGTCGCCATCGACGGCGAGCGCATCGATGTCGCCGAGCAGTCCGTGACGCTCAACGACGGCGACCCGCTGAGTCCGCGGCGGGATATGGTCTACGCGAACTCCGAGGGCAATCTCACGGTCCGGCAAGGACCGCCCGCGCCGACTGCCCCCGAGACGGCGGTCCGCTGGGAGGCGGGTGTGCCGAGCCTCCCCGACGCCCGCAATCTCGACGGCATCCCGCTGCTGGGAGTGCACATCCCGGCGGACGCCTCCATCGAGGATCTGTTTGTTACCGCCGCAACCCGCGATCTGCGCGTCTTTGCGCCAAAATCCGACGGCGCCATCCCGAATCTCGACAGCGACCCGTCGGACGAGGAACTACTGGCTGGCAGCTCGCGGATCTGGAATAATACAGGCGTCTCGCCGCCGGAACTCCGCTACTACGACTCTGCGGCCCAAGATGTCTACCAAGTCAATCGCACGTCGCTCCGGTCGGTCGGGACGAGCGGGGGCGGCAACGACCCGATTCTCGTCGAGGACTTCGACGATCCGATCGACGCCAACTGGCAGACCGAGGACGATGACCTCGAAGCCGTTTCGATCACGACCACCAACGTCTTCCAGGGCTCGGGCGCGCTCGAATACACGAATCCCTCCGACTCCGTCAAAATCTGGTCGTTCCCGAGCAATGGGTTGGGCGCCTACCCGGACCCGGGCGACACCGTCCGCATCGCCATCGACGCCTCGGCGGGCGAGCACGCCGACGTCGGCATCGCCAAGCAGTCCTCGAACGACGACCGGCCGGGCAACGAATACCGGGCGGTCGTCGACCATGATGGCGCCAGATTCGCGATCTATCGCGCCGACGGCTACGGAACGCGCTTTGGCGCCGATATGGAAAACACGCTCGCCGTCGAGAACGGCATCGGCTACGGGAGTGGCTATCATATCGTTGAGTTTGACTACGATGGCTCGGGGCGGGGCCACCACGACGCGCGGCTCTATACGACGGCGAACGGAAGCAAGGACACGCTGCTCTCCTCGCTGTCGGCGGCGAAAGACACGACCTATCGCGGCCGTGGCTTGGCGATCGGCTGCGTGCACGAAACTCGCTGGGACGCGCTGGACGTGTTAAAGTGAGATGAACACGAACGACCGTTCTGCCGGCCAATACGGTGGGGACAGACCACTCGTCTATTCGGGTGCGGCTGGCGCACTCCAGTACGGCCGCCCGCCGGCGAAAAAATACCGCGTCGAACTCGAACTCGGCAGGCGACGGACGACGCTCCCGCCCGAGTCCGTCTCGATCCGGTTGCAGCACACCGGCGTCTCGGACGCCGAGGTCGTCGTCCCCAATGCGGGCGACCTCTCGGACTGGCAGACGGCCGAGTTGAACATCTACCACGGGTCGACGCTCCTCTTCCGAGGGATCGCCGAGCGCCTGCCTGGCCCATCAACCGAGCCGACGGCGCGCCTCGCCGGGCGGGGCATCGGCCGCGAGCTGGCACGTGGCGGCCCTGAGGACGATCTTTCGTTTTCGGATCGGGACGCCTACGCCGCCATCCGGCACGTCTGGGACGAGTGGACGACGTTCGACGCCCGCGTGCTCGAGCCGTCGACGCCGACGCGCATCGGCACTGACGACCCCTACGAAGTCGGCGGGACGCCGCTCGAAATCCTCCAGGACCTCCACGAGACCACAGGGATGCGCTTTTCGATCAACCACCAAGACCGCGCGAAGAAGGTCGAAAGCTACGTGCCCCGCGAGCACGTCAAACGCGCCGACTGGGAGGCGATCAGTTGGTCGTCCGATCTCGACGTGCAGGATTACGCGAATGAAGTCCTCGTCGTCGGCGCGGTCAAAGACGACGGCACGCGCGCCTCGGGGCGGGCGATCGATCAAGAGGAGATCAGCGCCCGGGCCGAGCGCCTTGGGATCAGCGAGGCAGCGGCGACGGTGACGTGGCGGCTCCCGGCACCAAAGCTCAGCTCCGACGACGACTGCGCGGATCGGGCTGCGACGGCGCTGGAAGACTTTCTCGCGGCGGATTCGCTCTCGGGGACGATCGATATTATCCCCGATACGTTCGTTCTGCCGGGCTATCACTACCGGATTGACGAGTGGGCCGACGACCACGAGCCCGTGCCCGAATTACCCGTCAACGAAGTCGCGATCGATGAGTCGCTGGGCGATGCGACGGCGCAACTGACCGTCAATGCACCCAGCGGACAGTTACTCGCGGATCTAACGGGCCGGCAACTCGGCGGCGATTCATAACCCAGCATTCACAATCCATGCCACGAAACGAAGCCTTCGATTCGATAAATGGCCAATATACCGTCGCGTCAGGCACGGGGGCGGACATTCAGTCCGCGATCGACAAGGCAAATGCCGACGGTGGTGGGACCGTCAGGCTCGGGCCAAATGAATTCACCGTCAGTGCGACCATCGAGAAACCAGCGCGGGTTCGGCTCGTCGGCGCGGGGGAACAGGAAACCTACCTGTCCCTCGCTGACGGGGCGAACGTCGATGTGATACACTGCGTCCCGGACGGCCACTACGACGGAAACTCCGGGCTCGGGGCACTCAGCATCGACGGGAACAAGGCCAACAACACCTCCGGCCGGGGAATCGCCGTGACTCCGCTCTCGCTTCGCCTTCACTTCGACCAAGTCGAGGTGACCAACATGCCCGGCGACGGCATCGTCTACGAGCCACCGCCCACTGGCTCGGATAACACGTACGAACCAATCGTCACCAACTCCGGCGTCACTGACTGTGGCGGCAACGGTGTGGTCACGAACAACGGTGTCGTCGACCTGTGGGCAGCCAATCTCACATCCCAACGAAACGGTGGCGACGGCTACCTCATCCAGCAGGGCGGGGGGCACTCCTTGATCCATCCCCACGCCGTCGAAAACGCCGGCGACGGGATCGTCCTGGACAACACGTCGCAAAACTGGCTCTACGACCCGTACGGCGACACGAACGACGGGCACGGGATCGTGCTCCGCAACGGGACGTCGCAGTGTCTCCTCGTCGGGGGCTTCACCATGAAAAACGGCGTCGACGGAGCGCAGAAAGACGGTATCTACCTCACCGACGCGTACATCAACAAAATCATCGGGATCTCGTGTGACGACCCCCGGAGTGCGACGGATACGACCCAGCGCTACGGCATCCACGAGGACCAAGCCAGCGGGAACTACATCGGCTACTGTGACGTTGGCGGCAACGACGCCGGTCCGTTCGAGGGGAGTCGCAGCACCGAGATCAAGCACTGCGACGGGATCACGACCGAGGTCACTGGCGTTGACACGTTTACCGGAGATGGGACCACGGACAAATACATCATCTACGACAAGCCGCTCAAGGATCTCTATCTGCCGGTGACGGATCCCGACACGGTCAACATCCAGGTCACGGGGGCCAACTACGACGACACGCTCCCGGTCCCGGTCGGCGCGAATCCCGTCTACGATGGGAACGGCGATCCGGTCAACATCCGGGTCGTGTTCTCCTCGGCGCCGGGCGACGGCGTCGACATCCGGACGCGGTGGTCGGCGGAGATCGCCGAGTAGCGGCCAGTGCCGAGCAGAGCATCCGCCAAGTGACGTAGTGCAACAGACTGCAAGCAGCCATGGCTAGTTCGCTACAGGTCCCGGATCCTCGCGAGACCATTGAGTGGGACATCCGAGACACCGTGACCGTCGAGCCGGGGGCGCCGATCCCCCTGGAAAGTCACACACGCGTCGAGTTACAGCCCGGGGGGCATCGGCTGACGAGCGATCACGTCAATAACGACCTCGCGCACTACCGCCTGCTGGGCAGTGGCGCGGACTGCGTCGTCGAAACCGGCGGCAATCACAGATGGCTCGTCAAAGCCTTCGGCGCCCCCGGCCCCATTGAGATCGGCGGCTTCGTCTGCGACTACGGCGCGGAAACAGACACCTCCGGCGCCGGCATCAATCTCGCGCCGACGGGCCCGCTGTGGGTCCACGACATCCGGTGGGCGGGCTTCACGCCGGCGGAGGAGACTGGCGACGACTGGAAGTGCAACGTCCGGATCAAGGCTGACGCCCCGGGCTGGGTCGAGCGCGTCGAAAGCATCGGCGGCGCTCACATGGGCGGCCATCTCGACGGCAAGGGAATGGGCATCGTCGATTATCATCACGAGGGGACGTTCTATTTCCGCGACAACTATATCGAGGAAGAGCCAGGGGATACGCCGTGGTACACGCAGGGCCACGGCGAGAACCACTTCCTCCGCTGCTACCACGTCAATAACGCGATGGCGAACTTCCGGATCGGCGGGCAGTCCTCGGTCCGGGACTGCGTGAGCGTCCAAGACCACGACGCGATTGACGAGTACACCGGTGAGTTCAACGCCGCCCACGACTGTCTCGTCGCGACGCAGATCAACCACAATCAGACCGGCGCGGTCATCGAGGGCTGCGAGTTCATCTGCCGGTCGACGGACACGTCGTCGACGTCGATCCGGACGCATCTCACGAGTGGCGACGTCACGATCCGCGACACGCGCATCCAGCACGATGAGGGCCGACCCTTCATTCATAAAAACGCCGACTACGGCGCCCACAAGTACCAGTGGGTCGACGGCGAGGACAGCGCCATCCACTGGGCGGGCGTCGATATTAGTGGGGCCGCCGGCGTCGAGCACGTCTTCGACCACGACCGCCGCGAGTTCTGCACGGTGGCGGAGTCGTGCATCGAAATCGACCACGAGACGCTCTGCACCGGGGATGGCACCGACATCTCCGGGCTCGAGACGAGCGGCGCGGAGCGCCCGACCGACCACGACCCCCGCGCAGCGACGCCCTTCGAGAGCGATCCAGCCATGCCAGACGAGACACCCACCGACGACGGCGACAGTACCGACTCCGCACCGAACCCCTATCCCCACACGTTCCAGATTGAGGGAACCGGCGACCGCGCGACGTGGCGCGTCGTCGTTGACGGATCGTTGACCCACGATTCGGCGCAGGGGACCAACGACTCGGAGGATACCTTCGGGACGACCGAAGCGAATGGCGTCGTCCTCTCGGGGACCGACGGCGGGCGCTTCAGCGGCGAGATCACCGCGCTCGAACTCGACGGCGACGCGACCGTCTTCGTCGACGGCGACGAAGTCGACCCCGCCGAGTACGGTGGGGCCGATGGCGACGCGAGCGACGGGTCGGATGAGTCGGACGGCGCCGACAGTCCTGACGACTCGGATAGCAGCGGCGGGGGCGACGAGGCCGACGACGGCAGCTCGCCCAGTGATGGATCGACTGCCCCGGACCGTGACGTCGCGCTCGAGGACATCACGCTCGCCGACGTCGCCGCGCTCGTGCAGCAGCGCGACAGTTAACCAACAGTCGCCGGCCACCGGCGGTCTGTGTTGGTTAACGCCGAGACTCCTTTTGCCGATTGTCTCTGAGAATAAAAACGGCCACTGGCAAGACTGCGCTGGGGCTTAGTCGAAGATTTCGTGGAGGAGCGTGCCTCCGTAGGGGTCGAAGTCATCGGGGACGTCCGCGGTTGTGATCTCCGACTTCTCTCGTGTCTCGGTGTGGACGACGTGACTGTCTGCGGGCGTCGCGTCAAAGCGCCACTCTTCGGCGAGGTCTGTGGCCTCGTGTTCGGACCACGCCGGGATGCGAAACCGATAGTCAACGCTCACCGAGATGGTCACGTCGTACCACGCGCCGACGGGCTCCGGTTCTGGGTCGGTCACCTCGTCATCGTTGAGCGGCTCGCGCGACCGATCGAAGGCAGAACCGGACTGCTCAACCTCATGGGGATGCTCGAAGCGCCGCGAGCGCAGTACCCACTCGCCGCACTCGTCACACTCCAGCAGCGTCTCGGGCGGCCGGTAGCCGCCGTCCGTGTCCTCGCCGGTCAAGGTCTGTTGGGTAGTCATAGTCTAGTGGGTGGGACGAACTCCGCGTCCATGTAGAGGATGTGGCCGATCGCGTCCCGGAACGGGTGGTCGGTCTCCCAGAGCTCACCGCCCTCGTCGCGGACGTGATACCAGACGATCTCGCGGTCCGTATCGTCGATCGCGAGTCGGCGGCCGTCCGGGCGGCCGTAGACGTACGTCGGCCAGCCGCCACCGACGCGCTCCCAGTTGGCCGGGAGAAGTTGCTCAAACCAGTCGACGAGTGCCTCCGGGCGTTCGATGCAGTCGGAGTGGACGGGGCCGTAGTCGGATGGTTCGCGCCGTTGGCCGGGGACGATCGGCTCTCCGCAACAGTAGCACTCAACCATCATGGGTCAATCGTGACCTCCCCACAGCATAGTCGTTGCCGCACGCGCTCGTGATGGCCGGTCCGCCCGCAGCGCGGGCACTCCGCGAGCGCGTCCGGCGCGCCGGCACAGGCACAGCAGCGCCACGGCGGGACGGCCGCCTCGCCGGGGAGCAGCTCGCGCCCACAGTCTCGACAGCAGACGGGCGTCATCGCCGAGGGGCTGGCCACGGCGCGCCGTCGTGGAACGCCCAGAGCACCGGGTCGGCGGCGAGGGCGTAGCCCGCCCGCAGCGACGCCGTCTCGGAGCCCCCCCGTCATCGCCACCGCTCCAGATCCGCCGGCGCCTCGCAGGCGAGCCAGCCCGTCGCGCGGTCGCCGTCGTAGAGCACGTAGGCGTCGGCCTCTTGGCGCGCCGTCAGCTCACTCATCGTCCAACACCTCCGCCGCCCTGTCGGGGGAGAGCCGCACTGGGTAGCCATAGCGGTCGTACAGGCGGACTGCGCCCGTGTGATACCGGGCCGCGAAGGTGTGAGGGTTGCGCCGATCACGTCCGGGGACGACAACCGCATCACCATAGTGATACGCTCGCTCACTCATCGTCGCGCACCTCCACGTCCTCGCGGGCGACGTCCCGCTGCAACTCGTCGCGGCCGACTCGGAGCGGTCCCTTTGGGCCACGGGCAACGACCGTCTGCTCGTCGACTGACGTGATCGTGTACCGCCAGCCCGTCGTCCCGGCGACGAGGACCGTCCCGGGCGAGAGGTCAGTGACGGCCGTCATCGGTTCGGACACCCCTCGCGGTGGAGGACGCCGTCGCGGCCGCCGAGTTCCACCAGTAGTTCGCGCCCGCAGCCCTCGCAGCGGACGTACTCCTTGCCGCCCTGGGCTGGGGGTTCGCGATGCCGGGTGTAGCCGGGGCGGTCGTCCTCGTCGATGAGCTCCGCGTCGTCGGCGGCGACCACGATCTCGCCGCCGTCGGTTGCGACGGCCAGCGCGTCGGTCTCGGTGTCAGCGTCCGCGCTCGCGGTGACGTGCTCGCCGAGGTGGTCGTCGACTGCGTCGCGGTCGACCCACGTGGGGACGGAACGTGCGCCGGTCGCGAAGGCCACGCGGCGCTGGTGCTTACACGTCGCGTCGCGGTACTCGGCGTCGGGGCAGGTACACCGTCCTTCGCGCCCGTCGACGGTGTAGGATCCCCCGCTCTCCGTCACGACGAGGTACAGCCCGTCGGCGTCGCGGACGCAGCCGACGTCCTCGAGGACGGTCATGATTTCAGTGAGCGCACTGACGTCGCGATCGTCTAGGGTCGTAGCGGCACGTTCTTGTGCCGCTGGGGCGAAAGTCGTCATGGCTGTTTCCACCGAGACAGCCCCGCTCGGGTGCTGCTACACCCGGGCATTCTCCACGACGGAACGCCTCCGAGGAGCGGGTCTGTCTCTGCTATACACTATATTGCGAACCCACTTAATGGTTGTGGGCATGATGCGAACGTTGTAAGGATGGGCGCAACCTATTTGCTCCTGTAGTTCGCAACATTTTGTTATGGTTGCGTCTAAACAAGCAACTGTGACTGAACGGAGGGCCCTATTAACCGATCGGGAGCGCGAGATAATCGCCGGCGACGCCGATGTAGAAGATTCGTACCGCTATCAGACAATCAGCCGGGTTCGCGCTCGATTCGACCGGCTCAAGGGCGACCTCGAAGCGTTCGAAAAGCACGGCGACCTGGGAGACGAGTTCCGGGATATAGTCTGCCGCGCCGAGGGCGACCGCCGAGACGCCACGGAGGCGGACGAGGCGCACGTCGAAGACAGATCCGGTGGTCCCCCCGGACCAACGGCGGACGCGCCAGACGAGCCGCCTGTGGGCGCGAGCGACGATGACCTCGCGACGGTCGAGTTCCCCGGCGGCCGCGACCGCGAGGCCTGCGAGGCCGCGGTCTATGCGGCGCGGGACTACCTCGAGGAACACGGGTCGGCATCGATGCGCGAGCTCGTCACCGAGGTCATGCCCGACCATCCGCTCGGGTACGACGTCAACGGCGCCCTGGAGAAAGTCGAGTCGGGCGACCGCTATCGCGGGTCGTGGTGGCGACGGGTCGTCAAGCCCGGCCTGAACGCGCTCCCCGACGTCGCCGCACCGGCCGGCGGCGGGAAGTGGCGCTACACCGGTGAGACGGACGCATGACCGACGGGGCGTCGATGCGCGCGCTCGCCGACGAGCTGGGGGTCTCCCGGCATACGGTTGGCAACTTCCTCAACCACCACGAGATCGAGACGCGCCCGCCGGGGGGCGCTACTGAGCTGTGAATCACTACACCGTCCTTGGAAATCATGACAACTGATACATCAGAACCCCGGAAGTGGGCGGATGGTGAGGAGGAGCGATGGATGCATCCGTGCGACGGCTGCGGACGGGATATCCCGTTTGCCTCGGAGCGTTGCGCCGACTGCCTATCGGGAGATCGAGCCCCCACGTTAGCCGACTTCGGCGAGGACACTTCGTAGTATTCCAATATACCAAAATGAGCAAACGAACCCATATCGATCTCGGGGCGGGCCTCGGCGGCTGGACGGCCCCGTTCCAGGCCGCCGCCGGCTGGCAGTCGGTCGGGGTCGACATCCGCGCGGACCTGGAGGCAGACGTCATCGGAGACATCCGACACCTCCCGGTCGACTGCTCGCCGACGCTGTTGACCATGTCGCCGCCATGCACGGAGTTCGCCCGCTGGATGCTCCCGTGGTGCGATCAAGAGACTGCCGATCTGTCGCTCGTTGAGGCCTGCCTGGATGCCGTTGAGGAGCTGGCCCCGACGTGGTGGATCTTAGAGAATAGCCGCGGGCTGAAGCAATACTGGGGCCGGCAAGAGACCAAGCGCGTCGGCCCATACTATCTGTGGGGCGACTTCCCGCCGTTCGACGTGGCGCTCAGCGACGGCGGCAAGATGCAGATTAGCGGCGAGAACCCCGAACAGCGCGCCGAGATCCCGTTTGAACTCGCGGATGCGCTCCGACGCGCCATAGAGTGGCAATGACTCGTGTGTACTCCGATATACGAAACTGAAACTATGAACCAGAACCCCGACACACAGAACGAGCGCGGAGAACAGCCGAGCGAGACTGAGCGATTGAAGCACTGGCAGGAGTGCGAGATCCCTGGTTGGTTCAATGATGTCCCGAAGGCGAAGGGAATTTGTGATCGCCATGCCGGAGCAGGGTCGGTGTGACGCTGATGGGCATCTGCAGCCTGTGCGCTGATGAAAAGCCAATCCATGTTCCCCACGAACGACGGCGGTTGACTCGTGGTCCGGACGGGGACAAGCTCTGTGCTCGTCACGCCAAAGAAGTGTGGGACGACCACGAGGTAGACACGGATACCGACCATGCCGAGTGATACACACGCAGACGGCGGGCGACGACGTCACGCCCCGACGATCAACGATGACGGCACAATAACACTGTATGGCGCCGGACCGACGTGTCCGGGCTGCGGTGGTCCGACGCACGCCGTTACAGGCGATGACGACGCCGAACAGCCGTGGTGGTGTCAATCGTGCAACGTGCGATTTGACGACGACGGGAATTACGGCGCACAAGCGGCGTTCCCGTCGGGGGATGAGCCAAACAGCCACTCGACAGGCACCGGAACAGACAATGCCGAGTGACCCAGCAAATGAGGCGGCTGCTGCCGCCCGACGGGCGGAGCGAAGGCTCAGAAACACCCCGAACGCTGTCTTAGGCGGCCAGCCGATAGGGGAGTGTCCGTGCGGCGGCCGGTTTGACTACGGCACCCCCAGCGCAGACGTCGAAAACTTGGACCCGTGTCCCGGCTGCGGGTCTCGCGAGTGGTACAAGTGGGGATACCGATACAATGGCGAGGAGATTCGTCGGGATCAGGCGTGGGATCGGTACGACGCTCCCCCATCGGCCTCGGCAGACGGTACCCCTCGGGACACAGACCGCAGTAACGAGTCTAATCAGAGGAAATAGACCCATGACCGACAACGAGCAACTTGACCAGAGCGATACGAAACGCTACGGCTACTCTCGCCTAACGGACACGTGGTATCAAGTAACCGACTGGAAAGACCTTGGAGACGGCAAGATACGGGCAAAATCGAAGGAAAAGGTTCGCCGAGAGGATGTCCCCCAGAAGTGGATAGAGGCGACTGACGAGCGTTCGTAGACACGGGAACTGATTATGACGACTGATACACCCGCAGACGGTGGCGAACAGAACGCGGCTAACGACCAGTCGCCCTTCGCGTTCGGCAACGACGACTGCCGCGTTCGAACGTTCAGACCCGACTAAAAGAACCAACGGTCACTGGCAAGACTGCGCTGGGGCTTAGGTCACCGTCGCCGCAGCTCTGACTCAAAGCGTTCCAATTCGTCGCGGACGATGCTGCGGATGTCGTCCTCGTCGACCGCGTCGCGATCGGGCGCCCCTTCGTTAAGGTACTCAACCCACGTCATGCGCATGTCTTGGCGGCGTTCGTTGTGGCGCTCAAAGACGTCTCTCGGGATGACGATGCTCGTGCGGTCGCTCATCGCCGCTCCTCCAGCAACTCGTCGACGAAGCCTGTGCGAGGGATAATCGCCGTGTCCATCGCCCCGAGTGTGTCGGGACTGGCACCGTGACGGCGGGCAAACTCGTTGAGCGCCCACGGGACGGCCGCGGCGACTGCACCAGTCACGTCGGCGATCTCCTCTATCTCGTCGATTGTGGGGCCCCATGCCACGTGGCTAACGTAGATGCATACGTAGTCGTCGGTTTGGGCGATAACCGTCGGTTCGCCGGATTGGTCCCAGTCCTCGGGGACCTCCCGATCGGCCCACTCGTCGCCCCATTCGTTCATCTCGGCCAGCGTAACGCTGACCGCTCGTGCCAGCTCGTCGACGGCAACGTCGGGGTGGCCGTCGGCAGCGCGTTCGAGGTCGCGGCGGGAAAGCGGTTCGATGTCGTGGGTTGCGGTGTGGTCCGTCATTGTCCTTCTACATCCATGCATTGCATTGCAACCTACTTATAGATTTGCATTGCACTGCATTGTATCAGAGAGAACGGGGTTGCAACGGCGCTATCCCGCGAAGGCGAAGAGAATTTGTGATCGCCATGCCAGAGGAGGGTCGGTATGACGACACCGTGTATGAATCGTATGAAAAGTATTAAGTGGTTGGGTGCATATGGTGTATATATGGAGCAAAACACTGCAACCGCGAAAGGTCTGATAAAGAGAAGCCTCAAAACGAACGGCGCGTCAGAAAGCCTCGCTGGAGCGGTCGCCGATGCTGCTGCCCGAGCTGGCCTCAGCCGAGTCAACGTCGGCTACAACTCCCTTGGCGGGAGCATTGAGGTCAACGTTGACGGCGACGTCCCCGACGCGCTCCACGAGCGCCTGACCGACATGGGGTTTGAGCGCAACGACAATATGAGTACGGCGGGGATTGTCCGCTACGACGACAACTAACTGTTGTTTAAAATGGTTGTTCACAACGCTGTCTGTGACAATTGTGGCTGTGGATTCGCCTACGACGCGCCACCAACCCCGTCTGTCACTCCGGATTACTGCTCAAGCGGCTGTGCGCGGCTGGATCAGAGATGACCGACTCCAGTATTAGGGTTAGCAGCGACGTTCGGCGGCGACTCAAGGTCTACGCATCGATGCATGGTGTCACACAAGGGGATGCGATAGACCAGCTACTTGATGAGGTTGGCGCCCCCGAAGTGCCCCGGTGATTGAGGGGCAGATAAGTAGAGTTGGCTTTTCTCGCGGTATCGATCGCTGTCCTGTTCGGGGGAAGAGTCGGACAGTTACGTTGTGAGCACGCGCAGCGAAAATAGCTTGAATGTGGGACCCGTGGACCCCACCGCAGCACGAAGCGGCCCAGCGGGCGACAGCGGGGGGCTTGGTCCCCCCGCCCTATACGATTCGCAGATCGGTCACATCCTGCGTACTGGGGGGTTCCGGCCCCCAATACTACCGGATTATGCGCAGGTCGTCGCCTAGCCCGGTCGGAAGCTGGCTTTCGTCGTAGCGCCGGATGGTCGCTTCCACCCAGTCGTCGCTATTGACTTCCAGCATAACCGACTGGTCAACCTGCTTGTAGATCACGGGGCTGGCGTCCGCTCGCGCCAGTTCGTGGACCAATTCGGTCGCCCGACCGGACTGATGGTCCTGTATCGGCAGCATGGACACCAGGCCGTCGACGGACACCGCACGAGGTTCGTAGAACCCCTGGGTGTGCATCTTGGCCAGGATCGTCGCCCGAATAGTGTCGTCTTCCTCGGTATTCATGACGTGTCACCTCCGGCGGGTTTCGGGACTACCCCATCGCACCCGCTACCATATCCAACGGCCCCCTACTACTTAACACTATTTCATTGATGCAAAACTCTGTTTTGACACTGCATATCTATGTTCTACCATTGCAATAGACTTTAGTAGGAGCAGGTTGTAGATAGGGATGCATGATGCCCGACCAGACCAACGACGTGGCGCTCGCGGCACGAGCATCCACGCCCGACGAGTTGCGCGCGGCGTACTACGGGGCTGACCGCGAAGGCGTGCTGCAGGAGGCCGGCGAATCCGTCCTTGAGCGGCTGCTGACGCCGGACGCTCGCGTGCGGATTCTCGATCAGTTGCTCCAGCATCCGGCGACGGCCATGTCCGTCTCCCAGATCGTGAGCGGGACCGATATGTCCCCGTCCACGTTCCACCGGCATCGCGAGGCGCTGCAGGACCTGGGTGTCCTGCTCGAAGACGAGAAGGTCGGGAACGCGCAGACCTACCGGCTGCACGTCGATCATCCCGTCGTGCAGCTGCTGGCCATGCTGTCGGCCGTCACGACCTGGGGCAGCACGCAGCAGCTCCTTGCTGACGAGTGGATCGGTGACGGCAGTAGCGATGAGACTCCCGACCTGGAGGCACTGCTGGCCGAGCGCGGGGTTGAGGACGACCTGCCGGGAACCGAGTGAATCGAGAGAGAAACAATCCCAGTCCTTGATCCATGACCCCAGATGCAGACAAGATAGAGCAACACGACGTGCCGCTCGCAGCACTCGCACATAGATTATGGACCCATTGGAGCCAACACATCGCGGAAGAGGAGGATATCAGCGAGGAGCGGCTTCGGCGATGGGATCAGTTGTGGGTGCCCTACGGCGACCTTCCAGACGATGCGAAGGAAACCGACAGGCAGCTCGTTGAGCAATATTGCGATGAGCAGCCAGATTATCCGCCTGAGAGCGGATGAACCATATACTACGATACAGAACTATGCCACTGCGTAGTGAGAGCAGAGCCGAGGCCGAGGTGCAGCACTCCGGGGCAGAGACACTGCAGCCCACCAAGTGGCTCAAACGACTGGTATCAGACCCTCACGCCGAGGAAGAAGACGCCTGCGATGAGTGTAGTCGGTGCGGCACTTGGTAGTTGTCGAATACACCAAAGTACACACTCTGATACGAACGGTCGCTTGAGGACTGGCTGGCCGACTCGCGGTATCGCTTCGCCGCCGTGCGGCCCGTCAGCAGGACGTGACTATCAGGACAGATCAGCATGCGGTTATCGCCCCAGCGCTTAACCAACAGACCATCCGCCAGTGTTGGTTAAGAATACCGCCAGTCCGGTCCGAGGAAGATTTACTGGCTCAGAGGTCGGCGTCGTCATCGTCGCTGTCGCGTTTCCAGACCGTCAGGAATGGATCATCGCCGACTTCGCTGTC